AGAGAGAGAGAGAGAGAGAGAGAGAGAGAGAGAGAGAGAGAGAGAGAGAGAGAGAGAGAGAGAGAGAGAGAGAGAGGTTCGGAGTATCCTTACCCCTATTCTCGATGCCTCGGTAGGTGGAGATGGCGGCTTGGCTTATGCCAAGCGGCAACAGCAGCTACTGAGAGGGATTGAATAGGCCAATCCACCCCTAAAAACACTGACAACCAGAGGCACACAATATGGCACGGGTAAATCAATACGAACGGATTACAACAAACACCGAGAAGGGGACTTGCTTTGTCGAGATACTGCCTTTCACGGAAGTGCAAGCACTGGAAGCTGGGTCGGTGCTTGAGCCTGACGGGCTAAGTGTCGAGGCCGCGAAGCGTTTGTGTGCGAAATGGACTGATCTCGGCAAGCATGGATCGCTTCGTTATAGTTATCAAGTCGTTTTTTGAGGAATAACATGAGTAACCACCAGGAAACCTGGAAAGATATTCCCGGGTATGAGGGGCACTATCAAGCGTCTGACCTTGGACGGATAAAGTCCTTGTCCCGCGTTACTGTAAAGAAAAACGGAGTGTCGATGTCTGTTAAGGAGAAGATCCTTTCAGGGAAAGCGCATCGACATGGGTATTCATCATATGTTTTACGCAAGGACGGGAAGTCACATCCGTTTCACGGTCATGTCTTAGTGATGAGAGCGTTTAAGGGTATGCCCGACCCTGGCTTGATTATCTGTCACAACGATAGCGATGGAAGTAACAACCGGCTTGAAAATCTACGATACGACACGGCCAAGTCTAATTATGCTGACACCGTAGCGGTGGGAAACGCGCTTAGGGGAGAGAAAAACCCCAACGCCGTACTTACCACCGAAATCGTATTGGACATACGCAATCGTCGTGCGAGCGGCGAGGGGGTTCAAAGCCTCGCCAATCGCTATGCGATAACCACAAGCCAAATACGTCACATAACAGGAGGGCGCCGATGGACACATATAGGTGGGCGAATTACTGTTACTACCCCGAAGGTAACCGAGAATCAAGTTGTAGCCATACGCTATTTACGGGCTGGGGGCGCAAGCGTTGCTCACCTGGCTAAGACCTACAACATTAGCTATACCTATGCCCAAAAAATCTGCTTTGGCAGTATGTGGTGTAACGCCGCAGGGCCTCGCACTAAACCCTCTCTAACCAGGAAAAATCATGCACCTGCCTAAATTTGGCCAGATCGCCACACTGCAAGAACGTCGCCTTGTTGGCGGTCCCGCTACCCAGTCCATGATGCCTGTGAAGTATCGCTGGCTTTATGAGACCTACAAGAAGGCGCAAACCAACTTTTGGCGTCCTCAAGAGGTTCCCCTTGGTAACGACAAGCGGGACTACTTAGGCCTACCACCCAACGTCAGGCATCAGTACGACCTGCTGTTTTCCATGCTGACGACGATGGACCTGGTGGTAACGGAGGCAATCGACGTGTCGATTATGCGTCACGCTGGAGCCCCAGAGTTGCGCAACTGGCTTGCTCTGCAAGGGTTTCAGGAGGCAATTCATACCGACAGTTATGTGACGATTGCCGAGGAGATCGACCTTGACCCTGACGAAGTATTCACCCGTTACCTGACCAATCCCGCTCTCTATGCCAAGATTGCAATGGCTGGTCGGTATGCGGAGCAATTGGACGGGATCACGGATCTGAACGATCCAGAGCAGATGGAACGGTTCATTGTCGCGTACACGTTTTTTGCCCTGATTCTGGAGAGCCTATGGTTCTATGTCGGGCTGTCGGCGGGGACATATCCGGCGCGGTTCCTGGGAAAAATGTTGGGCACAGCGGATATGTTTTCTTTCATACGGAAGGATGAAGCCCTTCATTATTCCGTGGGTCTCACGGTCATCAACGACATCATCAACGAGAACCCACAGTTGGACGTCGGGCGTGTCAATCAGAAGATTCTTGGGTTGGTGAGTGAGGGGTTGCGCCTGGAAGACGCGTTCGCGGAGGAAACCTATCGAGACCTGCCGGGCATGAGCGTGGATGCCTATAAAGAGCAGTGTCGGTTTCAGATGCGCTTTAACCTTCAAAGGCTGGGACTATCTCATCCTGACTGCGACGGCGCTACTTTGGCTTTGCCGTGGATTTCTGAGACGGTAGAACTCCAGAAGGAAACTTCGTTCTTCGAACGCACCAACTTTAATTACCAGGTAAAAGCTGGGTTATTCAGTGGCGACGAAGAGATGGAAGACGCGCTTGGCAACGATTTGTGGAATAACCCAGTACAACCAAAACTTCGCACCACTAAGTACCAAGCGGATGGTGCGTCCTTTGACGACGACGAGGATGAGTGGCAACTCAATATGTGATTAAGACTATGGCAGGATAGGGCGCTGATCACGCCGGACACCCCCAGACCCAGGCAACTGGCATACTCGTCTACACGGTAAAGAAGCAGGGGTACAGCCGTTCACTGGGCCTGATCTGTCCAGCCTGCCACCTATTTTAGGAGTCAAAGTGACAGAAGAACTCAAACCATGCCCACTGTGCGGTGGCAGACCCTTCCTGAACTGCTTCGAGAGCGGATCTAACTGGAACGGGGAATGGGAAATCGACTGCCCGGATTGCGGGTTGTCCCTGAGAACGTACTACATAACGGAGCAGGGAAAACCCAAGAAATCAGACAGCAAAAGCTTTAACAAAGAGGTGGCGATAACCCGATGGAACATGAGAGCATGATGAACGGCCCCAGCATGAAACCGAATATCCGTTACATAGTCACGAAAGCCAGCCTTAACGGAGAATTTCAGATTGGGGATCGCATTAGGATGGAACCTAATGGGGATATTCTGAGTACAGACGGAATAGGCTGGACGCCAGTTAAAGACGTACCTAATGCCACCGAAGGTTGGGAGATTGAAATCAATAAGGACTGGTATTTGGCCAGAAGGTATAAGCTCGAAACAGAACTGGCTCAAATAATGGGGGTGCTTCATGAGATCGGCCTATAGAGCTAGAGACCTGGATGTCGCCAACGCTTACAGGCTAAACAAAGGGCTTGTTGTAATCTGCGAGCGTATGCGGCAACGCAAAGATTGTCCGCTGTGGCTAATAGAGCAATTGAATGATCTGATCGAACGTAGTAATCGACTTATCAGACCGTTGATCGAGCATCGTGATGAGATGAGGACAACCGAATGAACTGCTGCTTGGTGAAAGAGGGAACGTGACATGAAACGCTACTGGTTGTGGCGTCCTGAGTATTCAGAAGATGAAGACGATGGGCGCAAAGTGATGGGTCGCGATCCTGCGGATGCCGTTCAGCGTTGGGCCGAACACGACGACGCTCGGTGTCTGGATTACACGATTGTGTCCGGCACTCCAGCTATGGTTATGCTCCGAGACATGGAAACGTCCGAGGTACAGGAGTGGATCGTATCTGGTGAAAAAGTAGCCAAGTATTCGGCGCGATTGGTGACGCAAAATGACTTTTGATGCGTGGCTACAAACCCTGAGCCTGGATGCCCGTGAAGACCTGGATATTTGGTCCGCCCATCAGGGGTGGCTCGCGGCGATACGCCACTTGAGGCTCGATCTGGAGTCGCTTGATCTGCTGCACAAGATGCAACCCCTACCACAACACACAGAAGAGGAAAGCGAATGAAAAAAGCACTGAAGTCCATCGCCAAGAGCATGAGAGTCTTCGAAGAGTGTCAGATGCGTTCCCTAGAAAATTGGAACGAATCTCTTTGGATACAAAAGCAGAACCTTGGTATCAACAACGACGTTCTCGCCCACAGCCGGGATGCGAATCGCATCACAATGAAACGGTTCGAGCTTGAACACACGCCGTTCGCCAGTGTGTTGGAGGGGTTGCTGGAACTCATTCCTGCGGACCTCGGGAAGCAGGAAGTTGTTGAGGAAGCCAAGAGACTGATCGGGTTGATGAAGGTGAAGTAAACCTTTTCGCCAGGCGCCCGGGCTTCATTGGGCGGCGCGAGTAGAATGCCCTAACCTGCCGCGCATACCTGGCACCTAATTTTGAAGGAGACAACCAATGATCGATGATGAGTATGTAGAAACCCTTCAAAAGGCCTCAAAAGACACCGAACTATGGGATGCCCTGGCCCAATGCCTGTGGGCGCACTATGAGGCCCTGCGCCGGGCGGGATTTGGCCCGAACCAGGCTATGGATTATCTGTCCCGGCAGGGCTTAGGGGTCAAGCTAAAAGATATAAGAGCCCCTACTTGGGGGCCACCCGGGTCCTCTCGTTGAAGGTTCTCATGAAGTCGTCATAGATCTGAGTTTCTTCGATCTCCAGTGCCCGCAGGGCCTGACGTTTCTCGGGTAACGTCATGTTCGGATCAAGCTTGACCGAATCGTACAGATCGCGGGCTCGCTTGATCCGTTTGGCGTTATTCTCGGAAAGCTTCGCCAGACTGATGAGGGCATCGTTCTCCTCCCGGTAGGTGTCCGCCTTCTCGAAGTCCCCCTTCTTCTTGTAGCGTTTGAAGGTTTCCTCCGCCACCTTGGTCTCGTCCACTGCCGTGTAGTAGCGGGACCGGGCCTCGGCCACCCCGGGCACCGTCCAGACCTTGCGGACGAAGGGGATCTCGCGAGCGTCAAATTCACTGACCCCACGGACCCCCATCTGCCCCAGATCGAACAGGCTGGTAGCGAAAGTCCCAGCTCCGCCGGTCCCCGTGCGCCACAGGTGCTTGAGGGTCTCGGGACTCACGTCCAGGCCGGCTTTCTCCAGCAGCCCCGCCAGTTCGTCTGCCCAGGACCCCTTCGTGTTGCGCCACATCTGATCCCGGGCGAACTCGGCAGTCTGGAAGGATTTCTCGGGGTACAGGGGCGTCCCAAAGCTGGTGAGGTTGAAGGCGGGAACCGCAAAGGCCTGCCATGCGGTGGGGCCCATGAACATCACGGCTTGCTTGGAGTCCGCTTGTGCCCCCGCCACCATGGACCCGAACGGGGTGAACTCCTCCGCGAAGTTCGATGCCAGATGCCAGGGGGCCTTATCGATCTTCCCGGTCCTCTGCGCGTCTGCCATGGTGCGACCCAGGTTCCACATGAACCCATACCCGTAGGGGACCGGAATCTTTGCAAACCCATCACCGGTGCGGATGATCAGGTTGCGGCTGCGTTCGTAGTCGCTGAGCTTCTCGTACTTGTCCTCGTCGTCATCTCCGCCGGAGGCCGCGGCCAGGGAGGCTAGGTATCCAATGCCAACGAGAGTGCTGGAGAGAGCCCAGGCCTGCCCCTTATGCTCGCCCTTGAAGTGGGCGTGGGCAATGGCCGCGGTGCCCTGCACGGAGGCATTGAAGAACAGCCACCAGGCATTGACGGCTTGCCCCATCTCGCCCTTGCGGTTGAAGTTGACGGTTGTATTCTTGGCAGCCGATGCCGCCCTTACACGCCCCAACCCCGCCTCTCGCATTGCCTGGTAGATGGCGAGGCGCATGGCATTCTCTGAGGCCTGGTTGAGCTTTTCGATCCACCCGAGGAAGGGTTTGAGGGTCTTACCGACGGCAGCCGAGGCCGCCCCCCGGAAGTTGCGGTCGTGGACGTTCTTGAGGATCCCCTGCAACTTCGCATACTCCTGCTGCACATTGGTTCCGATCCGTTCGAGGTCATCCAGGTAGGCGGCACCCGTGTTTCCCCCATCCTCTCGGTAGTCCTTGATAGCCTGGCTAACGTGGCCCGGGCCTCGAGTGGATCGCAACAGGTCCATGAAGGCTCGCGGATAGTGCTTCACGGCTTTGCCGGCGACACGCACCCCCTGCTCACCCGATAGGTTGGCGATGCCGGTGGTGAAGTCCCGGATCATGTTGGTAAGGATGAACTCGGGGTTGTAGCCAGTGTAGGCTTTACTAAGATAGGTGTTCAGGGCTCGCCCTGCGCGGAGGATGGGACCCAAAGCCTCTTGCCCCAGGTTGCCGTAGGCCCGAGCCAGCAGGTCGTCGTTGATCTGCATGCGGATCTCATGACCACCCACATAGGCCATCGTCTCGTTGTCCGCCAGCATGGGGCTGGCCATCAGCACCACCTGCGGGTCGGTACTCTTGACGATGTCGAAGTCGATCAAGCTACGACCCTTCTGCGTTCCGGCGAACTGCCGGAACACCCGGGCGGCCTCCAGTGACTGGAAGGTGTCGATGGGGGCCCCCTTGTAGGTTACCGTGTAGGCATTCTGCTGGCGCAGCACCTGCCTCTGCTTTGGCTGTTCGACAGAGATAATATCCGGGCGATTCATCTCTACCGCCATCTGTAACAGATGCTTGGCCATCAGGGCTTTCTCAGCCTTCATGATGGTCGCTTCACGGTCCGCCAGGATCTGCTCGATGATCCACTCCCCACCCTGCCGGAGGGGGTGACCCAGGGCACGTTTCTCTTTGTGCCGAACCTTGAGACCCCTGCCGGTGCCCACCACCAACTGCTCCTCGGGGCCGCCCTTGAGGGGGACATAGTGCTGGTACTTGTTATGGTAGGCGTCTGCCATCTCTTGCGTGATCAGACCAGAGTCCACCTTCATTTGCAGACTCTTCTCAGTGATATCCCGCCACTCGTTGGCGATTGCCCTCAGTTCGGGAGTCGCCGCCGCCAAGATGCTGCGGGCCACCTGGGTGTCCATACCCGATCCCCCGTCGGGGAAGTTGGGGTTGATCTTGGCAACCGCGTCATTGCGTTCCTCTGCATGCTGGGCATGAAGGAACTGGGCGATGTCATCCATGCTGATCTTCGCCTTCTGAGTCTTCTTGATCAGGGGTTTCAGGTCCTGCTCACGGAAGTCCTCGATCTGGTTAGCCACCCGGGCATGAAACCGTTCCTCGGCCTTGGAGACGTCCGCGTTCTCGGTCAGATTGATCCCTTCAGTCTTCAACCAGTCCTGCACCACCCGGAACCGATTGAACTTGTCCTGCACCACTCGTTGCGCTTTGCGGAACCGGGTCTCTTCTGGAGGAGTGTTGGGGCGGTTGCTGAACCGCGGGGTCCCCCGTTTCCGAGCCGGGTATTCGGTATCTGTGCGTGGGAGGGGCATATGCTCCACCTCCCAAACGTCGGGCGTCCTTCTGTCTACCCGGCGCAGGACGACCCCGATCTCCTGAGGAAGCCCCTTCAGTCCTCCATGCCCCATGTAGGCGCCTTGAATGGTGGACACTGCGTCATACCACCATCCGCCCTCTGCGAAGAAGGGACGGAGCCCGGCGCTTTGCAGGTAGGCAGCCTCGGACTCGTAGAGTGGGTAGGCGTATTGACCGTATAGGCTGGCGCCACCTCGTCCTTTGGATAGTGCGTTGTTAATCCCCTGCTTCGTCGTTGATATTGCATCTCCTGTCCTCCACAGATTAAGGCCGAAGTGGGGGCCTTCCTCCCGCATGACGGAGAACCTCTGGGGATACTCGATCCCCATCTCTCCCACTGCCGAATCAAGTCGAGACTGAACGAGTTCTCGATCTGCGTCTGACCCCTCACGTCTTGCTTCTCTCTCATAGTCTATCCTCTGTGGGCTCAAGAACAAGCCCGACCGATTGCTGAACCGAGCCTCGGTGTCAAACCCATACTTCTTGAGGTCGAGTGGCTCTTTCCGAGGAAGGTCCGCAGTCCCCGCCTCGTCATTGATCCGCTTGACCTCGGCATCTGATAGCAACCGGTTGACCTTCATCGAACCCCCGATGAGCCAGTTGCCGGTCATGTTGGGGTTGGTCTTGTACCGGTAGAACCCGTCAACGGGAACCTGATCCGTGATCGCTTTATCCCTAGCGGTTTTGCCGCGACTGTTCGCCTCGGCCTGCCAATCTACGTCTGCCGCGAGTTCTACTTCTGCCCATACTTGATTGAGGAGGCGCACGGTAGGCTTTCCAGTAGCCTTGTCTCTCTCACCACCGATATGGGTGGCAATGGGTAGGTCTCCGGCATGCCAACCAGGGCGAAATGCCAATGGACCAAGCAAAGACTTAACTTTTCCTAGTGTGGTTGACGGCTCGCCTTCCTCTGCATCCTGCCAAATGCCCATGGGAATCCCGGCATTGTTTCCCATCTTCACAAACAGAGGGAACAGTTCCCCGGGGCGCTTAGGGTCAAGCCTAAAAAGCTTGTAGGCAATGACTGTTTTCCTGGGGGCCGGCTTGGTGCGGATTGACATGGGGACAGCCCGGGACCAGGCCGCAACGTCGGCGGGGGTAGCGTCCACCGTGTCGGGGGTTACCAGTTTCCGGGCCATATCGCCGGGCCAATAGGTATCACCCGTCCCGGTCAGTTGGTTCCCAAACTGCGCATAGAGTTCTGGGCTCTTCTCCTTGAGCATCTCACCAAACGCGGCAGGGGTCCGTTTCTGCCAGGGGGTCTTCAGGATAGACGCGACCTGCTTGATGGGGTTCTGGACGGCTCTCTGGCCCACAGGAACCTCGGGGGTGATCGCCCGCCCCACATAGCGCACGGGCACCTGACGCGCACCCAGCAACACCGCAGCACGTTGGGCCCCGAAGTCCGCCACATAGCCGTCATAGCCGGCATCAAGGATCGCCGACTCCGTGGCATTGGCGTCTTGCTTTGCCAGGTATTTGGGGTCGGCATCGAGATCGTAGAGGTTCTGGAGGTTGACGGTGTGCGCGTATCCACCCAGTCCTTGCTCTGGGTGGATACCCTTGCCGTCATTGATGTAGAAGTAGACCCGGTTCCTGAGTCGGGGGTCAGTGGCTGCGGCTACCCGAGCCGCTTCACGACCCTTGATCCCAGTCCCGAACTTGCCGCTGTCGAGACTGGACCGTTCCTCACGACTGTAGTGGACCCCTATCCCTTGGACGGACCCCGGTGTCGCTTTGCCGTAGACCGGGCTACCTTGCGTTGCAGTGCGTCCTCGAGCCCGTTCCTGGCCCCCAGCATCGGATCTGAGGCTTGCTGGTGCTGCGGCGAGCCCTGCCGCTTTGGCTGCCCGGGATTCTTGACGTAGTCGATCGTAACTGTGTCTGACTTCGCGTTCGAGTCGCTGGTCGAAGGAGGTCTGAACATCACGAAAGTCCCTCTTCCACCGAAGAGCCTCTCCCCTGGTAAAGCTTCTCTTTCCGATAGTACTCCGCCCATCTTCGCCTCCCATCTCGGTTGTCTTGGTCTCATCATCATACCGTGTTCCGCGCAACGTCGTCTGAATAATATCGTTGCCCGCCGCGTCCTGACCGACGATGTCCCCGAGAAGAACCGACCTAAACCTGTGATTAATACGTTCTACCCCATAGTCCTTATCTTTGAGATAGGTATGCACTACATCTCGAAGCTTCGTCCCAAACTCTTCGTCTGGGGTTCCACTAAAGTTCGCAAAGGATAGAGAGCCATTGGAAACAGACATCCCCCCAACGTCGGGGAACGCGGCATGGACCTTGACGTACAGGTCCGCTATCTCCTCATTTGAGAGTTTCCGGGTGGGCTTGAACTGAACGAACGATACCTGATCTTCCTTACTGGTCGTATCGGTCTCGTCGTAGAGAACCATCTGCTTCTGTTTGAACAAATAGCCGAGGACCCGGGTGGCCTCCTCCAACTGGTTCCAGCTAACCTCAGGCCCGAAGTGGATCGTGATCGAGGGGTTGGCGTCTTTCTCAAACCCACCAATCGTGTTCTCGATGCGGTACTGCGAGATGCCGAGCCGAGCCATCGTCTGCTTGATGATGGGGGTCCCCACCAGCTCGGTGATCTGCCCGCGTTCCTTGTCGGAGAGTTTGCTCCACTTGGCTAAGGTATCGGTTGCCGCCTCTTTGAGTTGGTCGGGGTTGGGCGCGACCTCCACGTTCATCCCGGACCATGCCGTATTGGTGGGGGCCGCCGGCTTAGGCATCCCGTGGAGTTCTTCGTAGGAGGTTTTGCTCGCCACCTCTGACGGACTTCTCGCCCACTCGGGGGTAAAGATTTCTTCCTCCGTGCGGTTCGTCACCTTCTTGACGTAGTCGAGGATCTCCTGCCGGGTCTCATCAATCGTTTTGGACCCGTTGCGATAGGCCCCCCACATGGCATTGATAGCCGCGGTATGGGTTACCCCGTTGGGCCCCGTCGCCTTGGAGGCCTTGAAGGGGGCGGTGAACAAGCCTCGGATAGCCTCCCAGGTAATGGACTGCATCTCTCTTGGGAGGACCCCCCGTTCTGCGGCGGCCCGAGTGTACCCCTCCCCATGAATAGGGTAGGTTCCTGACATCCCGTAGACACTGCTTCCGGGAACCCCCCTCATCCCAAAATTGTGGGCCACGGGTTCTGAGTTACCGGAGAAAGGCGACACCATGTCGGCAGCAATGGCATGCGTGTCCATGGTGACATAGCCCGCCGGGTCATTGGGGGCGATGATGTTGTTGTAGAAGTTGCGGATCTTATGCTCGGCGCCCAGTCGCTGACTGATGTTCTCGATGGATCCATCTTTCAGAACCGAAATGGACTTTGCGACTGCCGCGAATGTTCCCCACCGGATCCGAGTGGGGGCCCCCTTCTTCCCTGTCCGGGTCCCCACGAAGTTTCCTTCTGGCGAAACGACAGAATAGTGAGGACTGTGGTGGGCGGCATCAAAGACGCGCACCCACATGGCGATATCCAGGTCGTCATAGAGTTCGTCAAGCCGTTTCCCCTTGATCTTGTCAAGCCGGGCCTGGTTCTTTCGGTTCTTCTCGTCCTGCGCCGCCGTCGCTTTTGCAAGAGCCTGCTCGTAGGTGAGTCCCCCATTCGATCTCCTCACCATCCCGCGGGCCTTACCTGCGATAAACTTTGACGGGGTAATAGGTGCCGCATCGACGTCGAGTTCGTCCCCGACCTCCTCGGATATTTCTGCCAGTTCCTCCTGCTTCAAGACGCGGGCCGAGGCCCCCGTCATCTTGTCGTCCCAGGTATGACCCTGGAATCGCTTGAAGATGGAGGTGATCCTCTCGGCCAGGGAGACGTTCTCGAACCAGTCTTTTTGTGGGGACTGGGTGGCCAGAACCGCAGCAAACTGTCGCTTCGTGACCCCATAGAGTTCGGAGGATCTCTCCGTGATCTTGAGAGCCCCGTCATACCAAAGTTTGGACCTTTCCCGTATCGTGTCGGGAACCTTGTCATGCAGCCACAGCAGATTCGACTGGATGACATTGATGAAGTCGTTGATCCGTCTCGCCAGGGTAACCTTGCGATTGGTTGGGCGCAGTTGCGGGTAGGAGGAGAGGGTCTCAACAGCACCGGGGAGGAGATTCTCAGCCCGTAAGTAGGTCTTGAGCCCGAGCCCCAGTTTCTGAGTCACGGGATCCTCAGTGGCGCCCTTTGCGGTCGGTGCCCGGGCACTCACCGTCTCCCGGTTGTAGACATCGGTTACCTCATTCTTCGACTCAAGCGGAGGGTTCTTGATCTTTGCGGGGGCCGAAGAGGACCGAAGAGACAAAGGAACCGTTCCCAGGTCCTCGTTCGTCTGTCCAGTCAACCGATACCGGGAGTAGTTGACGATCCCCAGGGTGACGATATCCCGGGCCGCCTCGAGGTCCGCTAAAGCGTTGTCTGCTTCCTGCATGTGGAAGGACCCTAAAAGCCTCCCATGCAGGGCATTGATGAAGGCCTTGACGTTGTTCAGGAACATCAGGCCGGAACCCAGAACCTTGTGATCCATGGCCAAGGCCAGCCGAGAGAGGGCTTTTGGAGTGTGCAGGGTGTTGGAGAACAGGTCCGCCACCCACTCCTCCTCGTTGGCGTCTGTCAGGCCCCCCAGGTAGCCCCTCTTCTCGGCATGTTTGGCGACGCTTTCGGGGTCGTAGATCTGGCGTAAACCACTCACCATGTTGGTGTAGACGTCGGGTGCGATGCGCCGCAGCCCGTGCAGCACCTCATGCGAGACCACCCGGTTGACCGGAGACTCGGAGTCGTGGGCCAAAAAGATCGTGGTCGGGTCGTGGGGACTGATGGCACCGTCGAAGGTCAGGGTTTCTTGGGGATTCTCTGACGCAACATAGATAACCCGGTGTCCGAATCCTGTGGCAATAGTGCTTGCCAGTTTCCGAGCAATTCTGCCGGACGTATGCAGATCCTTCGGCGTGGCGAGACGGACTCGCGGGCGAGCAAGTCTCTCACCTCCCTGGGCATTGATGGCATCGTTCGCGGTGTTGAAGGCATCAACATGCTGCTGGTCGGTGAAGTTGGGGTTGATCGTGGCGCCGGGCTGCCCCTGAACTTCTGGGGCAGTGGCAGTTCTCCCAAGTTGGCTTAGAGGGTCTTGGGCGGGCGCGGGCTCGGACGCCGGGCTGGGGCCTTGGGCTTGGTCTTGCAGGGCATTGCTGATCTCCTGTTGAGGTTGGTCAATGGTGGGTAGGCTCTTCGAGGCCAGGTCATTGGCCTGAGAGAGGAGGGCAGGTTCATCGAACTGGGTGGGGCCCAGTCCGAGTTTCTGTTCTTGCTGGTTGACGCGCAGTTGCTCCTGCCGGAGTTTGAGGGCTCGCATCTGCTCGTCATGCTGCTGGAGGGCATCCTGCTGTTGCTGCTTCAGGGCCTCGGCCTCCTTCTGGGAGATAGCGGGGTCTACGACCGGAGCTTGGGGCAATGGGTGGGCACCCGCTGCAGCCGCGTCCTGGCCCGCCTGCGCGGCCTCAGAGAGGGGCCCGACAACCGGGATTGGGGCGGGAGTCGTCTCACCCGTAGCGGCGTCAACTGTGGGGGGGCTGGCGGGAGGAGTGGGAGTCGTCTCACCTGTAGCGGCATCAACGGTGACGGGATTGGCGGGATTGGGTGCTGCCGGAGCAACACCATCAACCGGTGCTCCCCCCACCGGGGGAGTCTCGGGAGGGGGCGCGGCCTCGCGGCGCAAACCGGCGGATACACCGGCCACCGTCGCGTTGGGACCCGTTGCCAAGGCCGTCTCAACCAGGGTCCGACCAATGTCCTTGGTGAGGGGGCGTTGATCGTACTCGGAGGCCTGCCAGTTGGTAGCGACCTGTGGGAGTGCTTCTTCTGCTAGTTCCCCAGCCACCTCAGTACCGAAGTGCTTGACCCCTTCGCCGATAGCGGATTTCCCTGCGATCCGTCCAAACAGTCCGCTCTCGAGGCCGGACATTCCTGCGGGCGCACCGGTCACGGCTCCCACTACCGCAGGAAGGCGAGACTTCTCAAGGGCAATGCGTTGTGCGTCGTCCTCACTGTATCCCTGCTGGATCGCAGTGTCGTAGAGGTCCTTGTAAGCCTCCCCACGGGCACCGCCAGCGTTGAGCGCCGAGTTGGTAACCCCACCAGCCAGGAGAGCCATCTTGGCGGCCTTGGCCTTTTCAGCCGCACCAAGGGCCTCGGCAGCCACCCCAGCCGCTTTCGCACTACGGGCGAGAGAGGCGGCCTGAGCTAACTTGGCGGATCCGAGCCCTGGGATAATGGAGGCTATATTGGTGGTGACCAGTCGTGACGCGAGTGCAGGGTCCTTCATGTATTGAAGAAGTGCTTCCTCTGCCTGCGCAGTGAGTCCCTCCTTTCCAGCCTTCTCGATGAGGGCATTCGCGTTCGCGATCTTGGTCTTCATGGTGGGCGATTGCCAGTCCTGAAGACCCTGCGCCACCGAGTCAAGAGCCTTCGTCCCAGACCACTCCGGTGCGACCAGGCTGGGGATCGCATTGATGATGTTGACCCCGCCCTCGAGTAGTTGCTTGCCGGTATCAGTGGCGACCTCACCCCATGTGCGGTTGAGGGTCTTTTCGTCGTATAAGGCTCGCGCCTTCGGTAGGGAGGCCTCGTCCACTTGTGGCGCGATCTGGGTGTCGAAGAAGATCCCCCTCGCCCTCTCCTGCTCCTCGCGAGACAGGTTCTGAAATTCCGGGAGTTGGGAGAGATCGTTCCAGGTCTTAGCCATAGTCAGGTTCCGCAGGATGATATCGGTGAAATGATGCGTCGGCTACTAGCATCCGACAAAAAAGCCCGCAGTCGCGGGCCTTTTGTTGCTGCGCCCAAGCCGGCTTTAGCCGACCGCAGCCTGGATCATGGCTTTCAGTTCCTCATCAGACTTCACTCTCGGCCCACCACCAGTCGGTGCCGCTGGCGGCCGGGCGGTAGCGGGAGTCGGTGCCGGGGCTGGAGCGGAGGGAGTGGCGCGGGCGCCCCCCGGGGGTTGTGTTGGCATACCGGGAGGGTTAGCGGAGGCAACGGAGCTATCCGCAAAGAGCCCCGGGAACTGATCACGGTAGGTCTGGTCCAGGGCCTCGAGTTGCCGGGCCTCCTCCTTCGCCCCCAGTTCCTTGGAGATGATGGCACTCCGCGCCTTGGCATAGGCGGCCCGAACCTTTTCCTGGTTGGAAACACTTCCCGGCGTATAGGCCCGGGTCTCCGACGTGCTTCCAAGAGGCATCCGCACCAGTCGCTCGCCCAGGGTCTGGGTGTTCGGTTCTCCCTCACCTTTGTGCCGCTTGTAGGTGCCGATCACGTCCTTGACGTACTGCCGGGTCTCCTTGAAGGGGGGCACCCCACCATACTCATCGACCCGACCCTCACCGGCATTGTAGGCAGCCGCGATCTTTTGCAGGTCCCCGTTGTAGCGGTCATTGAGGAAGTTGAGGTACTTCACTCCACCGAGGATGTTCTGCTCGGCGTTATAGGGGTCCGACACCCCAAACCGTTTTGCCGTTTCGGGGATCAGTTGCATGACCCCCTGGGCGTTCTTGGGGGACCGGGCGTTGGGGTTGCCTCTAGACTCCGCGTTCACAACGGCTAGCACGAATAGAGGGTCGAGAGAGGATCCGGTCTGTTTCAGTGCTGCATTGATGGTGGGCATGTGACTGAGAGATTGGTCGCTCGCGGATTTCCCGGGCCCCACATTGCCAAAACTCCCTTTGAGGGTCGCCAGTTTCTCGAAGGCCGTTGCTGCTGCCGTCGGGTCGTTGTTGGCTCGCGCTAGGTCTAGTTCGGCCTGGGCGGCCTCGATCTCGCGCTTCCGGTTGAGTTCGGCCACCTTGACGGCACCCTCGTAGTGCCCAAAGAGGGTCGAAATCTCCAGGGAGTTGTGCGTCTTGGTCTCGCCATTGGGGCCCACGATGGTGATGGTCGGGATGTCCATCTCGTTCCCACCAATGTTGGCTCGGCCCGGGGCCAGGCTTTGGAGTTTCCAGCCGGCACCGAAGATGTCGTCAATGAAGGGCTGCACCGCGGACTTGTCGTACCGGGCCATTCCATCCATAAAGTTCAGAGGCATCTTCGACTTCTGACCCTGGGTGTACTCGGCAATCTTGGCTGCCTCCTCCCATGGCATGGGCTGCCCCAGTTCGCCCTGGATCTTGCCCATGTGCCGAGCATAGGAGGCCGCCATCTCTGGGCTTGCCGTGGGGTCCCCCTTGAACTCCTTGGCATGCTGCTGCATCGTGAGGTTGCGCCAGGCCTGCATGCGGGGCGCCACGGCCTTGGCGACCGCAGGATCGCTTGCCATCATCTGCCACCGTTGGTAGTCGGCGACCATCTCCTCAACCGGGGGAAGCTTGAACTTGGGCAGCACCGGAGCCGGCTGGGCTCCCTGCTGCGCCATCTCTCGGCTGGTGGCCTGCGGTTGGACCGCCACCGGGGGCGGGCTCGCCTGGGGGCCAGCTACGACCTCCTGGGGGGCCACCTGAGCCGTGGGAGGTGATGGGTTGGCGACAGCCGGGGGACCGGCAATAACACCCAACGTGGGGACCGTAGCGGAGGGTGCCCCCGGACGGGGATTCCTTGGTTCTTCTTGAAACAGGTCTAGAAACGCACTCATGTCAGGTTCTCCCTATTTCCCCCGATCCCGTACTTTAGTAAGGTCTGCTGAACAGGGCCTAGTTGTTGTGGCCCTGCCGAACCCGTTTCGGGAAAGGCCGCCAGGGGGGAGGGTGTGGAGAGGGGGCTCTGCATGGTCGGAGTAAAAGGACCGGGGGCTGTGAGTGAGGCCTGCGTTGTGGTTAGACCAGGGTTACCACTCAAGAGAGTCATAAAACCCCGACCAATAAGTTTTTGAATATCAGGCGTTCCAAAAGCCGCAGTACCCCCACCACCGAACCCTGTGGGGTCCCCCGACACCTCTATTCCTTTCCTAAGAGGACTCCCGGATCCGAAAGTGTTGTAAAGCCAGGACCCAAAGCCCTCCTTAGGGAGTCTATCAAGAAAGTCACTCATACCAAGGCCTCCTTATTGGGTTTGATCCCATACTTCAGCAGGGCCTGCTGGACGTTACTGAGTTGTGGCTGTTCGACCGGACTCATGGCGGGGACCGCTACCAGGGGGGTCGGCGCAGCAAACTGCGCGGTTGGGACCGGGGTGAACGTACCCGTGTCTGGCGCGGAAAGTTGAGGGGGAGGGGAAGAGTTTTGACTGGCATCGGCAAAGGCCTGGAGGCCCGCGCCCACGGCATTCTTCAGGTCACTCTTCTCGGAAGTAGCGGGGGTCCCTGATCCCTTCACCCCCTTCTTGGGGGGGTCACCAATCCCCATCTTGTCCCACAACCAGCCACCGATTCCCCCTTTGTCTTCCACGTCGAACAGTTTCTGGTCCTGCTCACCCGCAATCTGCCCGGCCACCTTGGCGGCCTTTCGTTTCTCAACGTCAGAGTCGAATTTGTCCCCGGCTATGTTTCCGAACGTATAGCCACCCATCAAATCCCGCGCCCAGTTGTTATTCATGGACCCTCTCCACCTTCGCTAACCGTTGACTCAGACCCTTGATCGCGGCGGTATTGACCCCCAGGGCCGAAACCACGTCGATCATTTTACCGTCTGGAGTGGCGGCCCCCCGCTTCGCCATGTCCTCGGCATAGGGTCCGATATGTTCGCCCCCGTCACCCACCCCGGGTTTGTATCTCCAACGGTCCACTGGGATATTGGCCATGCTGCGCGACAGTTTATCCGCATTGACCGTACCCGTTTTTACCTTCCCCTTCTTGGTGGACATGAAGGCGCCCAGCCCAGCACCGAGCAGGGTCATCCAGGGGTTGCCCTGACTCATCGCGTTGTTGTACATATTGGCCTGCCCATTGAGGGCTGCCCCCAGTCCCCCCTGGTACAATTGCCGACCCTGCCCGATGAGGTTAGCCCCCTGGTTCATGCCAGCCAGGTAGTTGCTACCGGGTTGCTGCATGTTGTTTCCAGCCGCATTACCAGCATTGAGGGCGCCACCGTAGGCAGCAGAGGAGGCCCCAGCTAGGTTGCGCCCAAGACCGGTAGCGTCCAACCGTTTCGCCCACCCTAACTGCTCGGCCTGTCGCCGGGTCCCCGTCATGGCGTTGGCTTTCATAGAGGCCAGCCCGAGATTGGATGCGGCATTGACCCCCGCATAGCGCCCGGAATTAGGGTTGACCCCCATGGATGCCATGGACCGGGCATTTGCCGCCTTCATCTGCTCGAACGCTTGTCCTGCATCCGCGGCCGCCTGCTGCGCTAACTCCTCACGCTTGGCCTCGGTGTTGTAGGACCGAGCATCTTCGACCATCTGTTCTTCCAGTGGTCGGAAGGTGTTCTTGCTGTAGTCGTAGTAGTCGCGAGCCTGGTCCATCTGCTCCTTCATCATCTGCCGTTGATCGTTGGCGATCTCCTGCAAGATGGGCAGCATGTCCTGGTACTGCTGTTTGCTGAAGTCCAGTTGCCGCTGACCGAGTTGGCTCATGATGCGAGCCGACTCTTCGGAGGCTTGAGCAAGCGGACTGTAGTCCGGTGCCGCCGGTTGAGATTTGCCGCCGATGATGTTACCCGCCTAGACTTGTGTTATAATGCGGAGCATTACAACTCCAGAGGTCATTTTCAGTGAAAGGTGTAGAAGAAAGATTCTGGGACAAAGTCACCAAAACGGAAACCTGCTGGACGTGGTCAGCTAAAAAGGACAAAAATGGATATGGTCGATTCTCTCCAAGCGGAGAAACCAGCCAACTTCCAGCGCACCGGTTCTCATGGGAACTGCATAACGGGCCCATACCAGAAGGCTTGCTAGTCTGCCACCACTGCGACAATCCTGAATGCACGAATCCGAGCCACCTATTTCTAGGAACTCCCCAGGACAACATGACGGACAAAGTTCTCAAAGGTCGTTGGAAAGGTAACCACCCTCGGAGGGTCTCCGTTACGAAACCGAGAACGCCCCGGATAGGAAAGAGTCTCGAAGGGAGCATAGAGGAAATCATAGAGAAACGGAAATCCGGTAAGACCCTTTCTGAAATAGCCACGTCTTTCGGTTGCGATAAAGGGGTGATCCGCAGAATGCTAGAAAAAAGAGGTCTATACGAACCGCTTAAACCGGGACCACGAACTCCCCATAATGTGCGTACTGCCGAGGTAAGAGCCCGCAAGGAGGAGATAAGTAATCTCTTGGCAGCTAAGACCTCAGTGAACCGTATGGCTAAAATACTTGGAGTCGGAAGGGCTACCATGGTTCGCATTCTCAAAACTCTTTCGGTAAGTAGCGGCAGTCTTCTCGCCGCATAACGAGAATTTCCAGATCGCCGTCCTTTGCCGCCCCCTTCAGGGTTGCCTCCCATTGGAATCCAATGTGCTTGTCGAAGGCGAGAGCCTGGTGATTCGTAGAAGGAACTAGCCCCGTCAACCGTTCCACTTTCAAGTGTCGGAAGGCGTAATTGAAAAAGGTCACCAACATATTCCGATTGCCCCAGTTTCGCCCAATGCCGGCAACGTGAACATTGGCGTTCCTCCCATTATATGACTCCAATACTACCCCGGCGATTAGCTTACCGGATTCGTCTTCCAGTCCGAGGCACACATATCCGGCCCAGGCGTGTACGCTACAGTCCGCCCTGGCGGCAACCCAGGTAGCTACCCTTTCGTGTTGGTCTAGCACCAGGGTCTTGTTTGAGGGTCGAAGATTCTCAGCCGCGACCCAGTTCCCGGGGATTGGAATGGGTGGTTCTCCGGTCACAAGCGACTCGTCAAAGTTAACCTGGATACCAACGATCAGTTCTGGTGTTAGAACCTGACCTTGGTTACGCCACAAGAGTTCGTTCAGAGTCATGGTAGCTCCGGCCAGGTCACAGTGAAGGGGAACCCCTCCTGCTCGGGGATGTCGCGCAGGGCCTGACGGTAGCTCGCATATCTCGCCTTGACACCGGCATCTATATCCCCCAACTGGGTCCAGTCGCTGGCTTGTAGCAGGCGGGTGCGTTCGGCCCTCACAATGTCCGTCGCCTCATCGGTCGTGCGGTTGTCCTCCCACTCACAGTCTGCGGCATTCCAAGAGAACCCGTACCCGGGGAAGGCGTCTTTCGCCGCTTGCTCCGACTCAGAGTAGGGGGTCACTACCCCCTCCACAACACGATAGGCGTTGATGTCGATGGGCTCGGACAACTCTAGCCAGGTCTTACCCTCCTCGGCGTCAGGTGTGAATTCCTGGTTGTACGTCGCCTGGGTGAGGATGGCCCCATTACCGTCGTATTGGATGTAAGTACTCATCGTTTGTGTACCGTCACATTCATGCTCCCGTTCAACACGGACCCCGACACTCCCGCGCCTGTCAGGATCGACACCTGGTATTTAGAGGTGGTGGTAGAAGGTGCGACGTGCATGAAGTCCACTGCGTAGAGTAAATACCCCGCTATTGGTGTGGTAAAAGTACGGTTCAGTATGAGGGTAAGGTTGTTATTAGAGGGGTCTACATGGTAGATATTCACCGCCATCAACCCTGCCGGACTCAGGGTAATGGGGGCCAGGAAGAAAATATGGACCCCCGATATGCCAGAGGGGGTGTTCACTGCCGTGGGCATCACATATACCCCCGTGGTGGTGTTGGCTGGAAGCGAGACGGTGCTGAAACCCCCCGTAAACACCTCGTTCACGGCACTGGCGTACAGGCAGTCGGTGCGGATGTTGCGGACGTTGTAGCTGCTGATGAAGGCATCCGTTGTTCCGGGGTAGCTCGCTCCCCAGGCATCGGTGCCAGAGAAATTTTCCGTACCGGCGGACGCCATGACGACCTTACCGTTGCGGTCGTGGATCAGGATGCCGAAAGTATCAGTACCGGATACCGTCTGCATAAATCCTAGACGCACGGCGGTCTTCCATGTGCCGTCAAGATAGCGAACCCATAGATTGTGGAAGTTCGCGTCTAGGACGATATGTTCACTGGGATTGAGTGCGGGGGCTGTCGGGGTGGTACCGACAACAGTAGCGTTTCCAATGACCAACTCAGCGGCGGTGATGCGCCCCGACGTGATCTTGTCAGCAGAGAGGTTTGATATTTTGGCATTGGTGATCGCCGCATCCTGAATCGTCGCAGTGTCGATCGCCGCATCCTTGATATAGGTACTGCGGTTGTAGCGAGTAATTGGTGAGAAGGTCGTTGCCGCCCACTTGGAGTAGGGGTAACTGTGGATACCATAGCCCGCGTAGCCTACCGTGGATACCGGCCCCATGAAGGGTCTGGTCATAGCCAGATACCCTGACAGGGAAGAGAACCCGCCCGTCGCCACAAAACTGATCCTGGCGAGCGTAGCGGTCGATGGGGCCTGAACAATCCCCTCGCAATGCACCCAATCGTTCAGGTTGGTGAGATCAGACCCAGCCGCGGGCAGGGTGAAAACGCTGGTTTGCCCTTCGGGGTAAATAGCGGAATAGGGGGTTCCGGCAACCGCAACCGGTGGGTCTGTAGGAAGGACACCAGGCTTATACCAGTACACCCGCACCACACAGGAGGTGGTGACATACAGATGTGCCGCATCGCAGAACGCCTCATAGTAGCGACCCGCCACCACGGGGAATAGCCCGGAGAACAAGTTAGTATCTTGTCCCCCCGTCGCATGAGGCTTGAGGGAGACGACGTTTGCCCCTTGGGGCCTGACAGGGGTCGAGGCATTGATCGCCAGAACCGGAGCATTCGCCCCTCCCGCGTTGTTGTACTGATACCAGGTCCAGGCATCGGCGTCCGTCAGGGGTACGGTGATGTCGGTGAGGACCGTCTGCATCTGGGAGTCAATAATGTTGTTGGCCCCTAGCGACTCCAGAGTGTTGCCCCCAGACGACAGAAGCACCTGCCCATTGTCATCATAGATCGTAATGCTTCTGAATGACGCCCCGCCACCGCCGCAAATTTGCCAGAGGGGGTTAGTGCCATCGGTCGTCGTGGAGGAGATGCACTCTCCCACGGAGATCGTCCCCGTGGTGATCTTGGATGCCGAGAGGTCGTTGATCTTGGCGTTCGTCACCGCCAGATTGCGGATCTTGGCCGACGTAATGGTCGCGTCCTTGATGTAGGCATCCGTGATATAGACCCCCGGAGGGATCGGGTCGCCGCCATTCGGGTTCGTCGCCGGTGAGGTGAGTACCTGGAAGGGGGCACTGGCGTAGGTCTTGTCCGTACTCCAAGTGGACCCTGTGTAATACTTGGTGACGTTAGGTGTCACCGACGTATCCAGCCACACCTTACCCGCATAGAGGTTCGTCGTGGGCGCGGTAGCAGAGACAGTGGCGGCACCCGTGATACCGAAGTGGTCGGCTCTCACGACAAACGAACTGGTCGCACCGGCAGCAGTGGGCTCGGAAGACAGGCCAAACCCGGCGATCATCCCCGCGTTGTCGATCTTGACCGCATACTGGGCTCTCAGCCCATCAGGGCCGTAGATAGCCTCCATCTGCTGCTGAATGGTAACGGTCTGACCATTGTAGGTGATCGAAACCTGTTTAACCGCGTTCGCCCAGGGGAGCCCGAGGTTCCAGGTATTGCCTGCTGCCAAGCACTGCGCCCTATCGCCATGCCCGGTAACGATCCCACCAGAGGTCGTGCAGTAGCCGATACGCGCATCCGACAGGTCAACGATCCTCGCCTCGGTAAAGGCGGTCAGGAGATCGACCCAGGTGGACCCGTTCCAATAGTAGGCACGGTTGTTGGCATCCGTGTCGTACCAGAGGTCTCCCACAACAAAGGGTCCGTCCGTACCCACTTGTGGGGCACTTGTCATCATGAAGGTCTTGACGGAGGTGCGTATCACTACCCAGGCGGACCCGCTCCAACGCTTGAGCGTGACCGGAGAGGTGTTGGTGTCGTACCAGAGGTCGCCCGTCGCCGGGTTAGCCGGTGCCGTCGAGCCATACGCGACCTGGTTGGACACCGAGATTTCACTGACCCTCCGTGCCAGCATCCCGGTCTCGCTCTGCCTATAGAAATTCTGGTCGATGAGCCCCGTACCTGGCAGGTCGATACGGTTGATGCGGTCGCCCAACGAGCGATAGAGTTGCGTCTCGGTGATCTTGCCCGTCAGGGCCTCAATGAGAGGTCCAGGGTCAAGCGCCGTTGTCGCGCAGATCCCCTGCTCACTCTGGAAGGGGCCACGCACCCCCAGCAGATTGACGTGTCGGACCCAGAAGCAGCGCCGCCTACCGCTACTCGGTTCTGCCACCGTAAAGGTGGTGCCCCCCGAGGTGCCCAGCAGGAGGAGTTCACTGGAGACCACATCCCCAGACCCACTGTTGCTGTATATCTCCGAGTGCGCGTGACCGCAGTAGTTGGGGAAGTCCCAACTGATCATGTAGAACTCGAACCCACCCGTCACCGACACGTTGGTTGGAGCGGTTGGTGTTGCGGCTTTACCACACGGCAGGCCACCATACGGGGGTTGCGACGGTGGTGTAGGAACGGGGTCCGTGGGGTTGACTGGATTAACCGGAGAGCCGTTGTAGTTATTGATGATGGTCGTCAGTGTGTTGCTGATCGTCTCATGGTTACTACGGCTGCGCATGAGTTCTTCACGGACCCGCTCCAGATAATTGCGCATATCTGGATTGACCCCAAAGGGGACCGCAGGCAGTGAGGTTTTGTTGGTAGCCATTAGGACTCCGCCAACTCAGACATGGACTGACCGATGACGACGTTAAAAATCTCTGACTTGGCATCTAACTCGATCTGCCAGTCACGGCCTTGTTTAGCCTCAAGCCTCCAGGGGTCGCGACTTGTCACACTATCGTTGGTGAGCCCCGTGACCACTTTGACACCGTCTCGATAGACCCGACACCCAACCGGATAGGACTCCGCCTCCACCTGGCAACAGGAAAACCCGGTTATCTGAGGAAGGGTAAATAATCTACTCCTCCACAACCCGTTCGTGACATAGTTGCCTTCGTCCCACTTGCACAAGGCCCCCGTGGACTTCAGAACGTAGAGGGTGTCCCCGCGCAGATCGTGGTATCCCGCAATGGCGGGGAGGTTGTGGCGAATGAACTGCTTGCTGACCATGTCGATGATGAACCCGGAAACGGTGTTACCCAGTTCATCCGTTGTGGTGGTGTGGAAGGCAATGTACTTGTTGTCATGCCCGTAGGCGTGGATGGAACTGGGGATGAACCGTTGCCACTCTTCGCGGGTCAGGAGGTCTTTGGTCAGAATGTCGGACCCACCAGAACTCACCAGCATCATGCCATCGGGTGCCGCGTACAGCACGGCACCACCAAACGAGACGACGGACCGCTTTGACACGCAAGCCTGCTCAAGGTCTGACTTGACCATCACCGCCATGTCAGGGGACGACCCCTGAATGAAGTAGGGGTTGCCCGTGGTCAGGACGACCAAGGTGGTGTCCATACGGGCCAGGGCGACAATCGGATAGTCCACGCTCTGCGAATAGGTATCCGGCCAGGCGTGGGGATGGTAAGGGTCGCAGAAGTAGACCTGCCGACCGTAGAACCCCGCCATCATGCCGTTAGGCAGGTTGGTGAGGCCCACCATGTTCCAAGGCGGCTTCGTCCAGAGGATGCTGGGACACGCCTCGCCAAGCTGGTCTGACCGTTTGTTGTCGAAATACGTCCCCGAGGTGTTCGAGCCGATCGTTACGTCGATCTCGTCCACATAGAGATAGGTTCCATTGACCGAACGATAGATCCTCTGGTGGAGCGTCCCGTTGCGTGTCCCGTTGGTGTTGGACGGTCCCCAACCGTGGACGGCTAAGACCGGCTCCGTCTCGAAGCCCCCCAGGGTCACACTGCCATCGGCGTACACGTCGAATGAGGCCATGTCTTCCTCGGAGTAGGGTGCGGACTCCCACTCCATGTCTGCCTCTTTCAGCACCCAGGTATAGGTGTAGACCCGGGTTTCCAGCACCCCGAGGCTGGACGTAACGCCGGTAGACGACAGATAGCTGGTACTCCCTTCTCCCCACCGAACCCGCAGGGTGGCGTCTTTACCCGTTAGGACAGACTCGATCACCATGCGGTCGCCCGACATCTTAGCCGTGGCCCCGGTGTAGTTCGCGTCGGTTGGGATAGCGTTGATGGCGGCTACCAGTCCACTTGTATCGGCGGCAGTGCCCGTCTTGGACAACTTCTCCGAGTCCGCCGCACCCCAACGCACCACCAGGGTGACATCGGCACCGGCTCTCGCGCAGGTCACGGTGATCTGGTCGGTCGCTGTCACGGACGCGGTAGCGAGCTGAACCCCGTTGATCTTGGCGGAGTTGATCGCGTTGATGAAGTAGTTCTGAGACTCGGCCAGGGAGGTGGTGTGGGCCTGGCGGTAGGCGTTACTCGCCCACTCCAGACGCAGAATGGACCCCGACTGGAGAGACACGGATCGAACGTAGACCCCACTCCCCCAGAGGGTAGCATAGACCAGATTACCCGCCTGACTGCTCAGAGCCTCCACAACCGCTTGTGCAGAAGTGAGGGGGCCTGCCGGGATGTTAACCGTCGTTGCGCCGGTGAACGACACCGCGAGGGTTGTCTGGTACTGGAACTGGTAGATTTCATCCGCGCTCAGGATGATCTCGGCAAACCGTGTGACACCCTCTCCGAGAGAGGCTTGCGCCCAGGTCTTCTCGTTGTCGTCAGACACGCGCAGACCGTAGGTGTAGAACATGGAGTCTAACTGCGTCGAGGTCACATAGACCTTGGGTGCCACAACACCCGAGGGGTAAACGGTCTTGTAGTTACTCCCTTGGTCGGTGGACAGTTCCAGACCAAACACCGAGTTGATCTTGGAGAGAGTAGTGGAGTCGAGTGTCACCTTGGCGGGAGACTGCTTTGCGCCGGTGATCCAGGTTCCCGGTGTCCAGGTGCCCCCCGCAGCCGTGCAGGCCGCTTCGGTCGTCTTGGTCGCGTCGGTCACACCGTCGATCTTGCAGATCCCAGCCGCAATACAGTCGGCTTCGGTGCGTTTGTCGTTAGCCCGGACCCCGTCGATCTCACAATATTGAGGCTCACCAACCGTGCCGGTTAGCTTCCACTTAGGGTCTGGCATCCCGAGGCGCAAATTCCCGGCAGGGGAGAGATGCGCCAGGGTGTCATAGGTTGCGACCGGGTAGTCCCCTCCCGTCCAGAAGGTCCACTCCCGCGTACCATCCCCCGTTATCTGACTCCTAACAATGTCGTGATCCTTATCCCACCTTATCCAGTACAGGTTCTCAGCCGTCTCCGTCTGACCAAACTTGTAGATGGTGTGGGTGTCAGTCGCCATGGTGACGGCGGGAGATGTGGGAGTCATGTCACGCAGAGGTCGCAGTTGCGCCCCAAACGCCTCCACATTGACGGCCACCTGTGCCGCCCCCTCGGGGAGATGGCGGGGAGATATTTTGGGCGCGATACCCTTGAACTGGTTGAGAGCGAGTTTCATCTAACCTCTCCAGTATCCCGAGCGCACATCAATGTGAGTGAATGTTGGGTACGCTTTGATACCGCCCCACTTGTCCATGAGGGAGTCCGCATACTCCGCAACCTTGCGGGGCTTGACACCGTGGATGGTAATGTCTGCCGCTTTTCCAAGCATATGCTGAGAGGCTTTAGCCCCACCCACGCGTTTGTTGTATGCAGGGCATCTCAAGCCCGAGTTCACCGTGATGGGGGCATCGAAGTGGTCGCGGATCATCTGCAAGTACTCGACTAACAGCGGCGAGATGTTGTCCATTCCACACCCACATTTACAGGCGAAATTCTTGACGACTGAAGTTCTTAGAAAGTTTCACTCGTCCACCCTCCTTCCAGCCTTGCTGGATACATACCGACCGTTGAGACCGCGTAAATTGTACTTACATGGATTATCAGTCTTCATTCTGATGCGTCGTTTCGCCACAACATCGGGCGCGGTGAACTTACCATTACCACTCCTATGAGACTCTTGTGCGTGTAGAGACCTATGCTCAGAAACTGTCATCAATCGTAAATTTTCCAACCTGTTATCCAACCCATTACGGTTAACGTGGTGTACTTCTTCATCATCGCGCAACAAACGACCAATTACCTGTTCGATTATAAGTCGGTGTTCTGCCACATACCCTTGCTTAGTAGCCGCAGGATGCTCAGGTTTAAGCACCCCCCAATACCCACCCCGCTGCAACTTCTCCTTTCTAGAGGCTATACCACTACACTTGTAGCTACAGTATATACCCCCCTCCTTCGGTCTAGGGGGTAAAAACTCAATTCCACACACTTTGCATGAGCATTTATATTTTTCATAGTGATCTTTCTTGCTAAGTTCTCTTGCGCACTTCATAGAACAACAGGTTTTGTTCTGAGATATGTACGTTTTAAACTCCTGTTTGCAGTTAGGACAGAACTTATGTACGCTTTTTGTGGCCATAGCAACCTCCTATTAGGTTGGTACTGGTTAAACCGTAAAGCGAGCCACCGCTTTACGGTTTTCATTTTTAGCCTGGTAACACAGCGACCCTAGAATACGTCATGTCGCCCATGTCGGTCTCCGGTGTACCTGATTGATAAGCCGATTATAGCTGTAAACTAACCTACCAAGCTCATTATCTTTGTGGTATTCAACAAACTCTTCTGGGGCCGCACCCTCTGCGATCTTGCAAATGCCTTGTTGCACGACATTGATCATCTCAGCCCACCGCGAGAGGGTGAACCAAGCGACCATACCCGAGCAAGCCATACCCATAAGCGCAAAAGAGCCAAGCGCCCAGATATGGCTTTGCGCCTCGCGCTTGGCATCCTCCAAAGAGTAGGTGACATCTACCACGCCGAAACAGTTGGACGCGAGGTAGATCGGGGAACTGACGACAATGTGGTCGGTTGATGTGGCGTTGTGGCCCCGTTGAAATGAGGCTAACACCTCACCGGCTTCATCGGTGACTTCGATACTATCGACATCCTCGATCCACGAAAACACGTCGTGGGCGGTTTCCCGAACAAGCAACGCATTCTTTTCGTACATCGGTCCAGCAAGAGAGACCCGCACAATCGCAGAAGTTTCCTGTGCCCGACGGTCGATGTCTCCTAGCCCATCTCGGAACAGATAGCCCGCTGAGACGAGGACCACTAGGGTTAGCGTCCCGCCCTCAATCCCCCATAAGAGGAGAATGGCGCGAACGCGCAGGCTCATGACTTAGGGCCGCCCAGGATCATGTTAACCAGGAAATCCAGAAGCGTTTCATGGCCATCCCAACGAGCGTAAATCTGGGTAGCTAGAATGATCAGACCACCACCGATGTAGATGATGGTACGTAGCGTCTTCATCTTTTTGAGATGGTGCTGGTCTTTCTGGGAAAGAACCGCCGCAAATTGCTCGCGGGTGGTGGCGTTGGAATTGAGGATGTCGATCTGACCCTCAACGACCTTCTTGACGTTGATTCTCAAGTCTTCGAGTTTGTCCTCAAAGAGTTCCACTTTGTGGGACATTTCCGACTGCTTGGCATGGCAAACCCGATGTTCGGACTCTAGCAGAACCATTCTGTTGCGGTGATCCTCCGTGTGGAGCATCGTGGTGTCGAGTTTAGCAGAGAGTTCCCTTAGACGGGCATGGAGTTCCGTCAGGGACTTGTCGGACGCATCGAGCCGTGTGTTTAGACCCCCGACGACCAATCCACAGGATGGCTCAGAGCATTCGATGGCCATTTAGCCATCCGCGTTCTTCAACAGGTACACCTCGACAATGGCGCGGACCAGGGTCTCACCGAGCCCAAGAAGTTCAGCCTGAGCGAACTCCAGAACGAGTTTCATCTTGTCTGCGCCCGTCATGTCTTTGACCGTCGCCAGAAAGCGTACCTTCTCCACAACCCGGTCGAACAGGCCAGACCCGGCATAGGTGCGAAGCGCGGAGTAAATAACGGAAAGGATTAAGGATCGCACTCTAAATCTCCTGGCATCGAATGCCATAACGATAGCTTGCTGGACTAATAGCCAAATGGGCCTGGTGTACTTCCTGGATCAGACTGGCTTTTGGCTGGCACTCCACCGGAGGTCTTAAGACGCAAGCCGGGAGTGTCCACACCACGATAAACAGCAGTGCGGCTGCGGCTATTGGCCCATAACGTGAGACCACCTGACACAAGCGTTGCCAAAGCCGTAAGAGTCTCTGTGAGAGTTTGCGAGTCAATTTGGATGTCCCAAAGTCCAGCAAGGGAGACCAGGATGGTCGTCACGGCAAAGATCGCCGTTTTGCGTTTCCACCAGGGGCGGTTAGCCGCAGGAAGGACAGTCGGGACGTTCGTATCCCTGTCCAGGTACTTCGCATACGCCGCCTCGGTCTGAGGCCCATAGATGCCGTCTACAACGACCGGGAAGCCCTGGTCACGCAGACTGGTCTGGAGGGCGATAATTTCAGACTTGGTCATTAAGAGCCTCCAACATTGCAGTTAGCTTCCCTTCCGCCTCTTCGTCGTCTATAAAGAGTCGTTTAAGGTCTTCAGCCACCACATCACGATAGCTTTCACGAAGTTGCCAATCAGTCGCCGTCTCCGCACGAAGCTCTGCAATCCCGACTATCAACTCCCATCGTTCAGCCCTGGTCATGTGTCGGACTCAGCAAGTAATCACTGGGATGTTGGGATAAGGATCGGTGCATGGCTGTTCCCACATTGGCGGCACATAGACCGGACCAAAATACTGTGGCGGTCGATTCGCCAACTCCGTGCGCAGTCGAGTAATCTCAATGATTGCATCAACCCACACTGGTTCATGTGGTTCGCGGTTCGCCTCGATGCGTAGACGATCAATGATGTCCATGATATTACCCCGAGCAAGCCATTAAACCCGCGTAGATCACACAGAAAGCTACGACTGCCACAGTCGCGTAGTAGATTACCATATCCCAATTAACGGGGGTGTTGGTCTTCATAGCGTGGCCGCCAGAGCAAAGAGGTCATCAAGCTGCGCCTCGGTCAACCCCAATGCGGTAGCCGCCTCTATAACGAGGGGCCAATCCCGCGTCCACTCTGTTCGGGCTTTATACTCAATCTGCACCGCCCTAGATTGGCTAGCGACCCACGCTTCAACCGTGTCAAGCAACCCGGCCTGGAGCAGAGCGAGCTGTCCCTGTGCGGGGGTAACGGCTTTCGGGATTCTGTCGAACCTCTCTTCCTCCGTCAGATCACGAACAGTCCATTGTTCGGTCCAAACGCCATCAACTAGCTCAACAGTGTTGTCAGCAGTCTGAGTTGAAGCGTCAAACTCGGGGGCCTCAACCGCTACCACTGGATAAACGCCCCACTCCGCCAGGGTCGCATCCGTCGGATCCTTTTGGAACGCGACCTGCGGATTGTCCCGGCGCAACTGCTGCACGGAATAAGGAGTCGCAAGACCGTCTATGAGTTTGACATACATCAGCATCACCTATGCCCAAGTCGGCATCAGTGCAAAACCAAGAAGCATGTTTGCGTTACCAGCATCCGATGTCTTACTCATAGTGATATCTCCTGAAGTATCCATAATCACATAGGTCAATCGACATCCGTTTGTTTTGTTGTCATTCGTTGCGGTTGGGGAAAAAGTTGACCATATTCCGGGATTTGTATAAGTGCCCAATACTCCAACACCTAGATAGGGCGCGGGGGTCTGCGAGGTGACTGTGAACGAGCCTGGAGCCCCATCACCTATGGTCGAAACCTTTGACTCAGCCGAGAAAGAGGCAACTGAAGCTGAGGGTCTGACGATTACCATCCTCTTTGCCGTGGCGCTACTACCAGACATCCCAGTAATAGAAGCGCCGGGATCACTGCTACCGAGAATTTTACAGGAGATGATGCCCTTTGCATTAAACCCATTATTTATCGAGTGCGTATTAGTCCACCCACTGGGAACTACCGTAGAGGGCATAGTCACAAAGTTGTTGACATAATCAGCCAATATTCCAATGTCACCAGTCTGGGCGCTTGAGGGTATCGTAATGGAGGAGGACGTAGAACTGGCAACAGCCACATGCGTGAAGGAGTAGCTAGTGCCACTTGGTGGAATAGCAGCCCCCATTAACCGTTTGGCAAGGATCATCCGTCTGTCCCGACATAAGCGATCTGTGCTCTGGAGTTCAGAACCCAGATGACAAAGGTGTTGTTGCTACCTGAGATCGTGGGGGCAGCGCCATCCGGCGTTATCCAATAGATGCTCGTCAGGCTGATTGACGTAGCCGCTGTAGCCACTAACGTAACGGACTGTCCCTCAGCGAAGTTCGCAAGAGCTAGCGTCAACCCACCTGTGGTCGTGCTGATCTGCATACTCCCATTGGCAGGGTCAATATTTACAGAGGCCGACGTTCCCAGCGAATAGACCTCTTCTTTGAACTTTTTGATCTTGTAGGACTGACAATCCAGATCACCACCCAGTTGTGGGGTGGTATCTTCAACCACCTCCGCTAGCGCACCCAGACTGGTTCTAGCCCCAGAGGCAGTGGTCGATCCAGTACCCCCGGCAGCGATAGGGACAGTGTCGCCAGAGGGTAGCTCGCGGACTGCCCCAGACACAACCGCTAAGGGCCTCCGGTCAGTCATTACGCTAGCACCACCGGAAGGTTAGCCTCGAAGTTGATAGCCGTTGTACCTACGGCCACCCCAATGCGCTGTACCACGTTACCTGAGCTAGAGGGGGCAGTGCTTGTGGCCAACCCAGCAGTGGTGCTGAGATAGACGGGGCCAGGCGTTTGCCCAGTGACCCCGGTATTGGTGCCCTCGAAGTAGACGGTGGCGTTGTTACCTGAAGTAACGGAAGACAGCACAAATCCATGAGCCTCTTTTCCGGCAGTCGTGGCATCCGCCTTACGAGCCTTGGCCCCAGAAGAGCTGTGGATGTTGACAAAATCTCCCGCAGCCAGGTTCTCACTGGCAGCGATGGTAGCGGTATCTGCACCAATACCAACTGGCAGCATGGTCGAGTCGATGCGACCAGTGCCATCAAGCTGCACCACCTTGGCGGCATCGCCTGCCCCGGCGGAACTGGCCGTAGCATTGAGGACGGCAGGTGCGATGATGCCGCCGGCAGTCTGCTTGACGACCTTGTTGGCAGCCGAGCTGGCCGAGGCGTTGAGGATGGTGTCGTCTAGGATGCCGGAGGCGTTCAGAGCGGGCAGCTTGTCCGCATCTCCGGCCCCGGCTGAGGTTGTTAGCGCGGCCTCCTCAGTAAGGACGCCAGCGTTGTTTTTGATGAACTTCTTGGTGGAGGCGGTGCCCATGACTATAGACCTCTAGTGTGTCGTCACCCGGCAACGACCGGGTCTCTAGGTAACAGGAAGAGCTGGGTTGGCGTGTGCGGAAACCCAATGATTTGTGTGAACGTAGCACCATTAGGAATGGATTGTGTGGGCACCCCGTTGGTCCCGATGTACACCGGCAGGCTCGGGTTCCACGACCAGGTGGACTCTTCCACGATCCCCACATGCTGCACAGATACCAGAGAGTCGGCGCTCGCCGCATGGAGCGTCATCCCCAATAGACCGAACAGGTCTGCCGGATCGGTGCAGTCGGCGTAGCGTATCCCACCAACTCCATCCGTAGTAATCAACCGGTGCCCCCCAACGGGGATCGGCGTGAGAATGCTGTAAACCTCTGCACTCTGGCCCGCAGGTCCAGTAGGGCCGCGCTCGCAGGTCGTCAAAGTGATCGGTAGGCTCGCAAACCCATCAAGTGCAATAGGCACCTGAGAATCGGGGATACCAATCTCCAACGATATTGGTTGGCCATCTAGTACGAGGGCAACAGGGATACTCACAAGCTAATCCCCAGTGATGTCGTAACCGATCTTAAGCGCGACAGTCTCGGAAGAGTGCCTTTCGGTCGGGCTATAGGTAAGCTCCACGTCGAACACATAGGTCTGGATATTCAAACCTTCTGTGTCGGCATAGGGGACATCCCAGGAGATGACCCCGTTCTCCTCGTCAATCGTAATCCCGTTAGCCGGGTTCGATGTTGAGGAAATAACAGGGGGAGCCCCTATCTTACTGCGGACTTGAATACGGGCCTCACACCCCGTAAGGGGTTGGGCGGCGCCCTCCGCGTTCTTCGCATAGAAGACCCTGTTGATAGAGTCTCCACGCTTAATGGTAATCGTCTTCACAGGGTAACCTTACCATCGCTGGTTGGGGCGATAGCCGCCGACGCTTGAATGTTGGCCTGGAGCCGATTCATGAAGGTGGTGTAGTACGCCTGTGCGAGTTGCGCGTTGGCAGCATACTCAGCGTCTTTGCTATAGGCGCGGTAGCACACATAGTCAAGCACGCAGGGGGCATACGCCTCATCAACCGCGATGTCGTCGCCTACCAAGGGGGTAGCGGAGGGGGCGTAGCTGTAGGTGACCTCCACATACCACGTGCTCGACGGGTGTGGATAAAGGTAAAATTCCAGTGGATTGAGGGGATCCGATACATAGAACTGCGCACCCGCCGTGTTATCCACGGATGAGTGCCAATCAGGCAACTGGTCGTCAAGAACACGCCTGGGTGTCAGTCGTATGGCTCGGCCCGGGACACTTCCGTCGGAAGCCGTCTTCAGGTTCCGCGTTACCGCCCGCAGTCGTACTGCATCCGCATCAGCGAGGGTCTGCTTAGATTTCCCGCTGCATTGGTGGTAAGTCGTCTTCATCGACGCATCAGGTCGCAAAAGTGCGATAGCTCGATACGACTCCTGGATCCAATCTAATAGTTCCGTTTGACTCCACCGCACGTTGGTATCCTGCAAGAGGATGTGGGCGCGATTTAGGATGTCCTGACAGGTGGTTTTGGCCATTCGAGGCTCCGCTAGAAATTAAACTGTTTTACCCTTAGAGGTTTTCCACTTCCACCCCCAGTCGCCATTCTAAGCTTCTGTGAGTAGACGGATTTTTCAAAGAGGGCATTCTCAGAGGCCTCAAGAACAGGATTAGCCCAATCCACATGATTATGGCGGATCAGGGCCAGGGCACGGGCGGCAATGGCCTCTCTGAAGTTTTGATAGAGAATATCTGGGATTGAATCGGAGTCATCGTCGGGCCGTATCGTCACTACAATTGTGAGGGTCGCATCCACCGTTGGCACCGGGCCTAGAACGAGAGAGTTGTCCCAATCGATGTAATAATACCTAGCCGCTCCAGTGGCGGTATCCAACATCTCATCAAGGTATTCCCGTTTTGTGACCGGTATCAACGCATATTCATCCATGTTGACGCGAAGAACTTCCCACATCGTCCCCTCTGATGGGGTGATGGGGTAGCTGGTAGTCCCCGCGGTGACATCCACGGATAGCGTCTCAGTAATAAGCTGGGTCTTCTGACAAAACTCGATAGCGGCATCCCGGATCGCCGCGTCCATCAACTCCTCTGGAAACCCAGGAACTCGTCCACGCACCAGAGGATAAAATTGAACGATGTCCGTCATATCCCTACGACCTAATACGCGGTCTTCCGCGTGACCTACGCACTGGGGGAGTTACCAGTGTATCCACCGGGGTCCCATCCATCCCGAACGTAATGGCAGGCGCCTCCCGGTAACTCTTCGTGAGGGACAAGAAACGCTCGATATGCGCCTGTTCTCGGACATCGCACGTCCGATCATTCGCATCCGAAAACACATAGGTAACGCCACCCATGTAAACCTCAGGTGTACCAAACAGACACTGAATACGCATCTAAACTCCTGTCCCGGCTGGATTACTCCAGCCGGGATAACGGGGGCTTACGCCAGCCGATACACCATGGTCAGACCGACCGTGCCAGAGCTTGCTGTGGTATCCACGGCCACCTTAACCCCATAGGGGCGCTGAGTGTTGGTAGCGGCAGTTCGGGCCATCGCCAGCAAACCAGCCGCATCTGCACGATAGGCAGTTGCGGCAGTGTTCACATCGCTTGCCGCCAACCAGGTAGCGTCCAGGGAGGTCTTGTCCGAACTAAGGAGTCCGACGGACATCGTTCCGGTACTGCCCAGGTCATCCGTATCCAAGATCAGATCCACCGGGACACAGTTCTCTGGGATGAACCCCATCTCGATGATGTCGTTCACCGCAAGATCGGCGGTCAGGGTATAGGTGGTGCGAACAGCACACAGGCCAGGACCCGTGGGGAGCGGCATCGGAATGGTTCCCAATGCGTGAAGGGATTGCTTAAGAGACATGTCAGTTCCTCAATGTAAATGGGTTAAACCGGTTCGGCACAAGCGGTATCGATGGCGACAACACCAAAGTCGCGACTGGTTCCCCCGATGGTGAACGCGGTCTTCTTGACGCCAAAGATGCTTGCCGTGGTGATCACCACCTGATTGCCACGGTCCTCCATCTCCTCATGCCAATCAAATCGCAATCCAGTACCGGGAGAGCCAAACGCGATGACCCCGGCCTGACGCCCAAGGAACAGGGCACGGGCGGCCGCCACGTTACTCCCCGATCCGTAGTCGCTGAACCGAATCACACCCTTGTGCTTGTGAAGCACGACGTTGTTATACATGCCCAGCCCGCCCTTGAAGATCGGGTTGCCTTTTCCTTCAGCCGCAGCCGCCGCCTTCTGGATATCCAGCCATTGGCCAGTCGAGCTGTTGGTACGAACGTCGTATTCCTGCCATGGGTGCATGACCAGGACATAGTGGGGTTCGCCGTCGATCTTACAGGGCTCCAGGGCGGGAACCCCAGAAGTACCGCCACCCAGGGTCTCCGCACGAGCCAGGGCCTTATCAATAGCTCCCAGCGTCAGCTTGTCGGCCGAATCGAAGGAGGCATCATTCTTGGCGGTAGCGTTGCCCCCATAGATAATGTGCTGAGAATCCGGCGCCACGAAGCTGTTACCGGCATAGCCCGTAAAGGTGGTGTCTTCGATGAAGTCGGCGTTGACGCCCCGGGCCCCCGACAAATACATGAAGAGGGTCTCGTCAAACAGACGAGCCCACCATTCTGCCTGGCGCTTACGGGCGATATCCCGCATGTCGTGGAGGGTACGCTTGCGGCTCATCTTGCCGCCGGTATTGACGCCACCACGCAGTTGGTCAATGAAGAGGGAATCGGAGTAGAACTTCAGATCCTCCTCATTACCGCGCAGGTTAGCGTCCCCCTGAACCGGGCGCATCTTGAGCTGCATCACCAGATCATAGCTGATCTGATCGCCGGCATCGTTCTCGAGATGGGGCAGAGTCTGGAGCGGGGTCTGGGCTTGCTCGCCAACACCCATGAACTTGCGGTTGAAATAAGACTGACGACCGACATCGACAGCCAGGAAAGCGGAGAAACGCTTGACGGCTTTCGGGTCGCCAACACCAATGAGAGTTTTTGCCATGGAGATTGCTCCTAGAGAGGTTTAGGGACTCTCAGGAACGCACTCCTGCGCGTTATCCTGATCTTGTCAGTCCAATGATGCGTCGGCGATTAGCATTTGCGGGAGTGGTTTTATTCGATACGGGGTGAATTTCAACTTCCCGGTCTGCATTGATCTCCAGACGCGCACGACGTCCAGACTTCTGGCGAAGTGTGATTTCAACGCTCCCAAGCCCGACGAGGCGCATGGTCTCGTCGGGCTCAAGGTCGTGGTAGGTGGTGGGCACTAAGCGACCCGGCCCATCAGATACCGATCCGCTTCGTCCGCAGACAGCCTGGCGAGGGCGGACTCCAACTCCATCCCACTGAGCCTATCCAGCTTCGAGAACTCGTCGGGGTCCCCGGACTCTGGAATAGCGGCTGCCGGCACTCCGGCCAGGGTGGGTGGCGGAGGGGCTGTTCTCTTGGAACGAATCGGACGAACATTGTCGGGGGCCGACTCGGAACCCACTCGGAACTTGGAACGGGTGACCCGGTCCGCCTCTTCCAGGAACCAGGACATAGGCCTCGAGTCATTGCTGGCATCGGCTGCCAGGGCCTGCACTGCCGTGCTGAAAGCGGCACCGACAATGGGGTCCTCCCGGTAGGCGCGGTTCGACTCAAGGCCAAAGAAACGGTCCTGCTCCCACTGCCAGCGTTGCGCCAGGTTCTGCTGTTGCTGTTCGGCAGCTAGGGTCGCCTTGAGATTGGCCTCCCGCAGACTCCACTCGAGTTCCGTGAGTTTGCGTTGACGAGTGTGATACTCCTCGAGATCGTAGTCCCCGGCCTCGTAGCCCGCGGCAATCTCCCGATTGGCCTCGGCAATCTTGGCCATCTTGCTTTCATAGTCGTCCACCGGGTTCGCCTGGTAGACGGGAATGAAATCGGGGTCGGACCTCGAGGAGACAGGGGCCTGCGGAGAAGCAACCTCTTCCTCCTCTTCACCCTCGTCATCCTGGACGTCATCGGTGAACTCCTCATCCAGTTCGTCCTCGGTATCGCCCTGGTCGAGGTCGTAATCCTCCTCGAGTGCTGCGCGTTCCTCGTCAGACAAACCCTCAAGATCGATATCATCCATCAATTATTCCCCCATCAGACTCTTGTACGCTTCGTAGCCAGAACCACCAGACGCACCCCGCTTCGTGGTGGACTTGAGTTTCTTGCTGAACTCCTCCGCATCCATACGTTTCTTCTCTGCGGCCGCCCGGGCGGCATCATCTGCCCGCTTATTGGCCAGAAGATCGGCTCGAATGGCGGCATTGGGGTCCGGCTTAGGGGCGGAGGCCACGGGGGCTGGCTTAGTAGTTCCTCCTTTACGGGGGGCCTTCGCCATGAGATCGCGATTCATCGCGGCCCGAGTGTCCGGGACCTTCGTGGTACTGCCCACCGCGGTATCTATCGCCACATTGGGGGCAGCCTTCTTGGGGGCTACCGGCGACTGCGTGTAATCGCCCTCCACCTCGTCAGGACCCGGGCCATCCGGCTCATCCCCGGGGGGATCGTACATATTCTCGACCGGCTTGCCGGCCCGCTTCATGTTCTGCTTGCGCATGGAGGTATCAAGCGTTCCCATCATCTGCTCCAGGGCCAATCAGCCCATCGTTGGTTGGGGTTTCGATTCCGCGACGCTCGCCCACAAACGAACTCGGATCATTAGGGATTGCCACGGGTGGATTTTGCGGTTCCGCAGTCGGTGGCGGACCGGGTTGCGGAACAACAGGTGGCATCTGGCTCGCGGCATCCGCGATCATCTGCTTCTCGGGAGCCAGGGCCTTTGAATCGAACCCTGCGCCCTTCATGATGGTGTCCGCCATAACGGCTGCGCCCGGGGCCTGCGCGACGATCTGAGCCGACTGGAGGGCTGAATACATAGCCTCGAGTCGTTTGTTGATGCTCTCGGCACGACTCTTCTCGACCTCGGACCCCAGCTTGGCCACCTCGGCCTTGAGCCGCGCCAGTTCCGCCATGGCGCCCTCCTGCTGCATCTGCTGCTGCATCTGCTGCATCTGGGCCATCTGCTGCATCTGGGCCTGCTCCTCGGGGGTCGGATCAGTGGCGGGGTCGCGTTGACCGTTCAACTGCCGGATTCGGGAGACCAGCTCATCTCGGTTGGGAATGTCCGCCATCTCGATCACCAGATCGAGCATGTTCATGGCGGCCATTGGGTTCATCTGCGCAATGCGCCCAACGATCTCCATCAGACTCTCGAACATGGCAATCCGCAGACTATCGCGATAGTCCTGCTGGGAGACAACGAAGTCCGCCTTGGTCGCGGTGATGTCGTTCAAAACGTCTCCGGTATTCGGGTCCACTTGATTGACGGACACAAAGGAGGCGTTGCCCCTCTCGCCCACCAGTCGCACCGTCTTTTCGGCAGTGAAGAACTGCTCGATCAGACTCAACTCGAGTTCTCCCGCCCACTGAACAGCCCATCGCAGGTTATCGAATAGTTCAGAGGTGACGACACTCCCCTGATCCTGCCGAGCAATGATGGCCTTGCCACTGTTAGCATTGGTCTCGCGCCCAAGGTTCTCAGCAGTTACGCCGCCCCCATTGCGAATGGAGATCGCATCGCGATCCATTAGCTTGAGGTGCTCCTCCGCAAGCTGCACATCGCGATTGATTGCCAGTTCCTTGCCGCGGGCCTTGACGATAATCGCATCCGGCCTGGCCACCTCATCACGGAGAGCCTCAATATCGTCTACCGCACCCTCTTCCAGGATGACCTGATTGCTGGACAGGATCCATAGGGCCTTTGAGCCACGCTTATTGAGGCTGTCCTGGCTGTCGCGCATCGTCCGAATGGGGGAATAGGGGGCATTGTCCAGTGCCCGACGATAGGCCCATACAGGCACGAATGGGAACCGCCCATGCTTATAGGGGGAGGGTCCTTCGAACAGCAAGCCGGCATCCGTGTAGATCGCCATGCGCACCTGCATCACCAGAGCATCGTAGACACTCGCGCCGTTCTCGATGGCCTCTAGGTGAGACTCATCCTTGTCATCGTATGGCTCGCCAGCAAGAGGGCCTCCGCGCAGCACCGGTTGCCGGGTGGGGTCGCGATACCATGCCTCGACCAGTTTGACACGATCCCTCTGGCTCGGGGCCAGCGACCCGGCATTGAATGGGCGATATTTACCGGGGCTAGGATAATCGTAGCCGGGCTCAGTGATACGAGCCCCCAGGTAGTAGTTGGGGTCATCCTCGTCATCCTGCGTGGTCGTAGTGGCATCCACCGACGACTGCCGGATGATGCCCTTGCGGTCGGGGAACATGGCCTCTGCGACGTCACGATCCACCCACTTCCACCGAAAAACATAACGGGCATCCGATAAGTCAGGTTCCACTGACTGGCTGTCGTAGAGCATGTATCGCCAGTCCTCTGACCGGTAGTAGACAGGCTCATCGGTATCGTCACCCTTGATGCCCACCTCCAGCCAACCGATGCCCGCCTTAATGGCCTGCGCAAAGGCCCGGGATCGGGCCAGGGGCTCGCCATTGACATCACTCAGGTACTTGAGGAGGGTGGTCTTGGTCTCCGCCATGTCGCCGTCTTCCTTGCGACGTGGGAGGACCTTGTAATCGATTCGAGTGCGCCTTTCAGTCCCCAGCATCCAGTTGATCGTGGGCGCGATCTCGTTATACACCACGGGGTTCTGCCCGCGGGACAGCAGGACCTCGGCATCCTCCGCGCTCCACTGGAGGCTGTCGTAGTACATCACGTCAAGAGCCATCTGGTAGCGGTTAGCCGACTGCCGGTCCGACTCCGACTGGAACCATTCACGCAATCGATTGTGCAGGGCTTTGCTCGCGGCATTGTCCAGTGATTGTTTGGTGCGCCTCGAGGGTGGCGACACCGGGGTTGTCCCGCCCATCCGGGTAGGATCATCCAGGGGGGAGGAGGCTCGGGAGGGGCCAATCATACGGATACCTCGGTGACCACTTCGCCATCCCGCTTGATGGTCAGCTCACCATCAGTGGGTTTGGCCGGGTCCTGGTGACTGATGGGTTCCGGGGGCATCATGATCAGGTCAGGAATGCCCTCGGTGATCGCATCAATGATGCGATGGACCACGGACATTTCCGGCACCATACCCATGCAGGACGCTGCATCAACGGCCGCGGAGAGGGCGACCACCAGATTGGGATGCCCGTCCGAGTTGACATATTGGTGCCCGACGCTTAGGGGGATCACGAATGGGATCGTCATGGGTGAGGGCTCGCGGTTGGCGGGGAATAGCACCATGGACGGCTCGCCATTGATCCAGTGATACGCAATGCCGATGTCGCCCTTGCGATGCTTACGCCAGGCCTTCTCACCGCCAATAATGATCCCCATGCTGCTGCCCTCAGAGTGAAAGTGAACCCAATAATGCGCTGGCGATTAGCATCACACCGTCCTCCAATTGCTCGGACGCTGCTTTTTGCTGGTCACCTGACTGCCGGGTCGGTAGCCCTGCGCCCACTGGCGCAATGCGTCCGCATAATTCGAGTACCGGTCGTGAAGGGGAGTCGGCTTGAATGTCTGAAGATTCTCGCTCCACTCCTTGCGGTACCGCTCGAGTGCAGTGAGCCCGTCCGCACACTGGGCCCGGTCGAAATAGATGGGGCCACCCAGCTTGAGCCGGGTTTCCTGGATTCCGTTCAGCACATTCTCGACTCGAGGCACCACCTCGAACCGATGCCCGGGCAGGAGATCCGTCAGAAGATCAAGGACACTCTTCCCGGTCTGCAAGGACTTGTTCTCGGCATCGTGGGGGAGGTAGTGACGATCATATAGCCATCCTCGGGACGCGACATAGTGTGCGTAATGCTCGAGTGACTCACCCGCATTCTCATAGCAGGCAATGAACCGATCCTCGCCGGCTATGCGTTGGTGGAACCAAATCGCCGTGGTGTCGTTGTATCCCAGATCCCAGAAAGTGTTGACCGGAACCCCAGACTGATAGGGCACGTCTCGAATGCGCCCATTCTCGCGCAAGAGGAGGATCTGGTCCGCATAGTAGGCACCGTCCGCCGTGCGCAGAGGTTCTCCCAGCCAGATATTCCGATACTCCTCAGGGGGCCGCGTCTTCTCACAATGTTTGCGCTCAGACTCGAGTACCTCCGGGAACCACGGGTTGTCGTAGTAATTGATCTGGCATACCCAAGAGTCGGGTGGTGGAGACACCACGAATCGCGAATAGGTTTCATCCGTGATCATATAGGGATTGAGTGTAAGCCAGATCTCAGACCCCGGTTTGCGGATCGTCGGAGTGAGGATATCCCAACTCCGCTTACTGACGGTCTGAGCCTCCTCCACCCATACTCGATCCACGCCCTCATAGGATTTCACTGACTCAGTCGTATGGGACGCCAAGCCGGCAAAGATGAATTTGGTCCCATTGGCACCGCGGATCTCAGTGTCCAGAACTTGGTAGAAAGGGGATATCTCGAGTGTGTTGATCTGATCCGATAGCAGAGTGTGGACAGACTCCTTGATCGACTTCTGCACTTCGCGAGCGCATAGGATACGAAGAGGGGTCTCCGCACCCTGAATCAATAAAGCGCGAGCGGAAGCCCACGAATTATGGGTAACCGTACCGTCCCCCAGTAAAAACAGATGATCCCCATCAATAGTAAATCCTGCCCACTCCCCTATACCAGCCGACTCAATCGATACCTGGGACAACAAGAAATCTTTGTTCTTGGACACCGCGGAAGGGTGTATCTTTTTCCGCGGTATCCTGGTTGGGACTCTCCAGGTATCCCCGTTAATACTGACATACCAAGCAAATCCCCGTGCGCCGTTGTTAGTACATACAGTCCCGCGTTTAGTTAAACTCGTCCTGAACCCCAACGAGTCGGCAAGAAACTTTATGTCCCGCGCCAACCTCTCGTTAACCTGGGCAATCGTAAACCCGTTATGGTGAGTGGTTCCGTCGGTATCAACCAGGCCAGCCAAAACCTGAAGGCGAACCCCCTCAGAGTTGATCAGGTATGAACGTGGAATATGCTTGTTATTAGGAAGGTCATACGACTTAAACTTAGTCCATAAAGGATTTCGACCCTCGGAGAGAATCCTAAAACCTACGTCCAGAACCGCGCCCCCCTTTTTTATGTGCCTAGTTGCGACACCACCATAGGTTGACGCTACGGATTCACAGTAGTCTACAATCTCCACGTCAGCGGTAGTGATTCGAAGTTCCCTCCCCGTTCCATCACCTAGCCATACCCCAAGAAAATAGGGATCAATAGATACCTCTTGGTATGGGAAATGTAAAATCCCCGCCCGATATCCTCGGAATGCTTCTCTCCAACGCTTAGACTGAGACAGAAATCCATGAACGTCTATATTGGTAACCTGAGGCCAGGAGGGGTACCGACCGTTCGGATTTCGTGCGTTACCGTGTTTGTTTATTCGATAGTCAGAGGGAGTTTGGTTTCGCTTTTTCAGTGATAGGATGTGGTCATCGTTGACAATGTAATCCATGGCTGAGGTCTGCTTGACTCTCCACAGGGGACCAACCCCCCGGGCAGTTGCCAATACATTTCTAGGCAAACTGTCTGGGCCCATAACAGCATCGCCAACCGCTACATCCTCGACACATCTCAGGGAACCATCGGCCATGATGATCTGAGTGCCGATACCAAGGCACTTCGAACCGCCCCTCCCCCCGTGCATGACCTTGTATCGTGCGGGGTCAAATAGAGGCTTGAGCTTGGAAGGAAACGGGGTTTCCTTAAACTTCACTGACAACCTTCTCTACCGGGTCTACAAAAGTGACTTTCAATACCAAGTTCAAAGGGTTGTCAGCTTGGCCACCGATATTTATTTCCTTTGGGAGAATGCGTGGTACAAGCACCGTCCAAAAAGCTTTCTCCGCCTCAGGAGATGACTGCGCCCACTTAAGCATCCTTTCAGCGCCACCGATCTTATCCACGACATCGACAATCATTTGTCGGATGTCGGTGGTGATTTTGTTGGGGACCCCTTTAGGCCTACCGTGCGCCCTATTTGGAATCACCCTAGCTATCCCCTTAGGTGCTGCCACAGTAGTAACCCAATCTGTTTTTTACCATCGGCGACTCAGCCAATGTGCTGCCAGTGCCTGAACATCAACCTCACGATTAGCCTTACGTTCATCACGGTTTCTAGGCACTCGCGAGATCTCCTCGGACCCCTGCCACGACCAAAGTCTGGTCGCGTATGTTTTTCCCCTCCGGTCCGTGCGCTTGTGGCTCCCGGTGGACACGACAATTCCGCCCGCAGCCAGCCAGGACACGGCACCTCGGACCCGATGCTCGGCGCAGTCCAACATCCAGGCCAGGCCCAGGGTGGTAATCGCGCATCCTGGGGGTAGACGACGAAAGGCGTCCAGGGCCCGGACTCGGGTAATCTCAGAGTGCGAAGGGGATAGGGAGGGATCCATGAATTCCATTGTTCATGGAATGGTGCAACGAAAATAGGGGAAAACAACGCAGCAATAAAAAACCCCCTTGCGGGGGTCTGTTGGTGTTCGTGGGTGTTAACTCGAGGGGTCGGGCTCATCCTCCGTCAGGGGGTCCTCCTCCCCCTCCTCGGGATTCTCCGGCAGAGACTCATCGTAGTCCTTCCACAAGTGGATATCAGGATCTAAATAGTCATTGTGCCTGGAGGTAAAAGACATCGTTATCTCCACCCTTCAACTAAGTTGTAATAACACACACTCTTTACTACATCCCCACCATCTCTCTGGATATCTCTTCCAGGGCGTACCAAGCCAGGACATTCTCAACGAGAGTCTGAGTGAACGTCTCAGCCTTCAGTCCACATAAGGCCCGACGGATTGCCCGGCTAAGATCGAAGGATCCACACTCCTCGAGGCTATGAAAACCGGAGATCAGTCCCTCAACGGTAACGCCGAACGACTCCGCATCCTCCTCCAGCCGCTCAACGATTACCTTGCGATGGCGCCTAAAAAATGCACAGGTGTCACTGTAGTACACAAAACCACTAAAACCGCTATCAGCCCCGTGAGCGACTACATCCCGAAACACGCTACGTGCTTCCTCAATCCCCCCGAGGGACTCCACAACCGCACGGGTTAAAGAGGGGTTACGTGACTCTGAAATTTTCATCTTTATCTCTCCGAGTTGTGCCCCGTCCCTGGGGCTTGGTTGTCAGTTACAGGTCGTACCCGCAGGAGGCCGCCCAGTACTGGTAGCGGCGATCATAGGCGGCCTCGAGGCGGCCACGGTCCCAGCCCGTGCTATGCGCGGCCCGGGCAAAGGCGTAGTCATTGGCGCCCAGGCTCTCAGCAAAATCCAAGGCCTCTTCGAGGCCGCAGTTCGGGCGATTTGAGCGGTGGTCGTTCATCTAGGCTCTCCGGTGGCTTGCTCCCCCGACAGCCGGGGGGCTTGAGGAGAATGGTAGTACCGCAGTCCTACCGTGTCAAGGACTCAGGCGAAAAAAAAAAAAAATTAGCCCCTGGGGCTCTCCAGGGGCTAGGGTCTCCTAAGTCCTTGATCCCTAACGAACCCAGGAGGGTGGACTGTCCGTGTACGGATACCGGAGGGGCAGAATCTGGCCAAAACAGTCGGGTCGATGGAAATCGATGTACCCCGGGCTCTCCCCGCAGGGGGTGATGGTAACCGGCGATTTCACCCCAAGGGCCCGACGGGCACGGTCCACGCGCACCATCAGGGCGGGATCGTACATGGCGGCTCTCACCCTATAAGACCCTGGGACAACCTGTCGCCAGTTAGGGTGCCAATCCAACAAGGCCTTGAAGACGACAGAGTCTCCGTTTTGAATCTGCACCTGGCACTCCTCGGGATCGTAAGCGACCCCGGTAAAGCGCCCGGCCTTCAAGACCCGAACCGCTTCAGGGGGAAGTGTGAATTCCGCCGGATCCCCGAAGACCTCGGCAAGGACATGCCCGACAAACATCATGAGTCCGTCCGTCGCCACGATAAAAACCTCATGCTCATAAGGGGTGTCATTGTCCTCCGGCAGTGCGCGGACCTCGAGACGGACACCCGCCAGATGACTGCGCTCAGACCCCGGCTTGGCAGCAAAATGAGAGGCTGCCAAGATCAACTCTGGATTTCGTAAAAAGATGCTGACACCGACCATCACTGTCTCCGTTGATTATTGAGTGTTGAACTAAGGCAAAATTCTGCCTAGACCAACCGCCCGGGCTACCCTCTCGCCATTGGTGCCCTCCTCCTGTGCCCAGAACCGTGCAACAGCATCGAGAACCGCATAGCGAGCAGTAGTGTCCAGGACCATGAGGCGCGAGACCAAGTTGGCACCATCCACGCACCACTTCATGTCCGCCGCGTCAATGTCGATAGCGTCGCGGACTCTCGAGACAAGCATGCCAGCACCCCCCACCTCGTCGGGCCGGCTCAACGAATCGCACAGCAGCAACCACTCCTCGAGTTTGAACTGCGGCATGGAGGCCTCCAGCAGGTTCGAATGCTCCCGGGCGAGCCGATTGATCTGCCCAGAGACATTGTCCCCCGGTTTGATTCGGCGAGCCAAATACCACTCGAGGTCGTTCCCCACCGAAATGTTGATCTTTCTGAGTGCCATGGGTTTCTCCTAATCGTAAAGGTGGCGCAAGTGGTACTCCAGGAAGTCCTGATAGGCCTCACGCAGGTTGTCATACTTATTCCTGGACATAACGGGATACGACCCCACCCCGCGCAGGTAAGCGGTGATCCGCCTCGCCGCGAGATAGATAAGTCGACACCGACGATCAAGATCGTCCCCGTGATCGCCGACATGGTTCCGATTCAGAACATCGCGGAGGTCCTGATCAGAGATAGCCTCGATCTGAGCCTTGAGCCCGCTGAGATCGATGAGGGCCCGGTCGATGACCGCCCGGGCGTACTTCTCTTCATCCAAACGAGCGATTGCGACGGCAACCGGCGCCGGCATTTCAATTCTGAAACTCCCGAAGTTGGCAATAGCCATTAAAGTCTCCTGGTAATCCCACGTCCCTGTGGGTAGGGTTGTTTTAGAGGGGACGGAATACGGTCTGCTTCCGCATCCCGCAGAAGCGGATCTGCACCGAGGCCCCGGGGTAGGCCCGGGAGGCCTGCTCGCGGTTGATGGGCTTGCCGTCCCACTTCGAAAAGAAATCCTGGACGATGAAATCCTTGTTGGCGATCCAGTCCGACTTCGCGGCGGCCGCCGTCTTGTACTCGCGCCCGTAGGCGGGGGAGACTGTAAACATGCTCATTTGATTCTCCGTTGTGATTGTTATCCACCCCGACCGCCGGGGCTTAAAAGAATGGTAGTGCTATCGTCCTACCGTGTCAATGGCCCGCGTAAAAATTTCTGGGGGCCCCCAGGGATCCGGCGGGCCCGGCTCGCGGAAGGCCTCCACGACGGAGGCCATGGCCTCGGCGTCCCGCTTTGAGAAACCCCAGCACTCCGCGAGGGCGACCCCGTCCTGGTAGGACAACCGCAGGGGATAGAGGCGCACCAGGCATACCCCCCACGTCCGCAGTTCTTCATGTGTCACTGGGGGCCTCCTGGGCCTCATGGGCCTCATGAGGCCCAGGAGGCTGGCACCGACCGGACCTGATCAGATCAGCGGCCATCCGCCCGAAACGCCCCTGGGGGGCCCAGGCGTAGCCAGAGTCAATCAGGACCTGCTGGAGGCCTGGCAGTTCCTCTTCGGAGGCGGCATCCTCAAATCCCTCACAGAGGGCAACCGCGGTAAATAAGTTCATCACAAAATCCCCAGGGCCTCATGGGCCTCAAAGCTTGACAAGATCAGATCGGTATCGACATCTAGGTAAGCGTGGTCACCAATAGCTGGGTTCCAGCAGTACAGCAGGCGACGACCGGTACGAGTTCGGAAGGGGGTCTCCGTCCCCCCACAGGCAGGAACCCAACGGTCGGCATTGCTGATGCGGGCCATGTAGTATTCGCGTGTCTCTTCCATCTCCATCTTCGTGTCTCCCTAGCAGTGGGCCAAGGCCAGCCGGTCGGGGAAGTTGGTGTATCGGCTCGGAGAGCCGTCGGCACGGGTGATCACAACGACCTCGTAGCGGTCGAACCCAAAGATCGTGATAGGCTCTTCCAGGGCCACGGTGATCTGGAAGGCCTCCGTGGAGGGGTCCAAGGTCTCCTCGATCTCCTCGATCTGGGAGATTCTCCCCAGGATGGGGTGGGTCAGGTAGCGTCCGTAGACCCGGTCGCCGATCTCAAGTGCCATCTTCTTTCTCCTCTCGGTTGCTGTGAGGAGAATGGTAGTACCGCAGTTCTACCGTGTCAAGGGGGGAAGGCTAGAAATTTTGGGTCGCGACGATCCGCCTCACGGTGCCGTCACTGCAACCCAACTCGCGGGCGGCCGCCCGCATGGATAGGCCCTGGGCCACCAGGGCCCGGACCTCGGAGGCTCGGGTGGTGGGGTCTGACTTGCGGATGTAGACGGTCTCACCACCCCACAGGCGGCGGACCTCGTCCAGGGCAGGGCCCACTAGGGCCGGCTCAAGACCCGCGGCCAGCAGGACGGTACGGACGTCAGACAGCAGGTCCGTCATGCTCCCCCTGCTCGAGGCCCTGGTGGTGGTGACAGGGACCATCAAAACACAACCAGTGGGCTCTCCAAGTCATCGCATGCCGCTTGCTCCTGGCAGGGTCTGGCGTACTCCTCTCCGTCCATAGCCGGCAGGTGTCACGGACCTGGCATTTGTCATCCCAGCATGCTTTATTGAGGGTGGTCATGGGGCTAGTCCTCAGAGAAGTAATTCATCTAGGATCTCGCGAGGATAGCTGTTGACACGTCCATAGAGAGGATGGGTGGCGGACCCAATCGAGATACCCCTCTCGCGGCAGACACGACTAGCCTGTAGCCCGATCACCGAAGCTTGAGAGGAAGTCACCGGGACGTGGTTAATCTTAGACCAACCCACAATTGTCATGTAGTCCTCCCCGTGAACGAGTGCCGACACCTGGGCCTGCGTGTGGGTCTGTTGTATCGCCAGATCAGCAATCTGTCGCCCATGCTCATGCAGTGCCCGTTCGTGCGCTAGGAAATTCTGTGCCATCTCCACCAAGGCCTCACCGGGCGTCTTGGGTTTCTGGTCCCCCATAACCCTATCAAAAGTCTGGATCACTTGAAGATGGAACTTCGGACTGATCCACATGGCATAGGCATACACCAATTCCTTGACAACAAAAGTTCCCCCTCCGGTGTCGGGAGATCCTTGCACGGATATAACTGGCTGATTTTGTTCATCTCCGGGAATTCCCGGAGATGCCAGTTCGGTTATAAGTTCTTGAGTTTGTTGGTTTCTCAACCAATCTGACGGTTGGTGCCGCTTTTCTCCTCCGGCAGCACGGTGTAGATCATTGATGCAATACCTTCCGGTAAGGTCTTGCCGGATGGTGACATTGGAAATTGTGATCTGAGGAAGAGTGTTGGGCATGAGAAAGCCTCTTGAGGCTGAAGTTGGCGGTTGATTAGTCCGCTCCAGATAGTTGCTGAAAGACCCGAAGGACAACAACTGGTTAACTTCAGCCTCAAGAGGCTTGGAGTCTTTCATGCGCCGGTAATCAACCGGCACTGATAGGCTAGCAAACCCACCCGGCGGGGGTCAACCGAGGCCTTTGCTCTGCTGCGCTTGTGAGTCTCCATTGTACTTGCCGCGGGAGGCATAGGAGGCAGACTCAGGGACCGGCTCGCCACGCAAGAAGATCATCTGCCCAATCCTCATCCCCGGCCGCAGTCGCAGACTGTGGTAGCGAAGACTGTTGCTCAACTCGAGGGTGAGAACCGAACCATGCCAGCCGGGGTCGCAGTTGTGGACGAACACACCAGCCGATATAGCAAAATTGTGATACTCAGGAATGGTCATGTCATACACCGGCACGGGGGCACTGTGTCGGGTTCGACTAATGCTCTTCACAAGATGATTAGAGTAGCCAATCTCTCGGAGGGCAGAATCGAAAGAACCAAACAACTCCTCTATCCTCCTTACCGAATGCGCTTGCTGCCTTTTTCTCTGCGTGTATGTTTCTGGAGTCACGGCAAGGTTATCTTCTACAAGGGCGTGAACAACCTTCGCGAGAACCCCTAGACAGACACGACGACGAGACTCCTCTGGATTCTCACGGTGCCACAGGTGTAGAGACTCATAGGCCTGAGAGCCACGATTCCACTCAGAGGCTTTCTCGCGATTACTGGGGTCGGACCACCGTTTTGAATTTACCTCCATCGCGAGTTTTCGGTTCTTGACTGTTTGCCGGGCACGGTATTCGGGGTCTTTCCATAGCTCACCCATCAGATCCCGCATCCATTTTCTAGACCGTTCACGATGCTTCTCTTGTTTTGCCCTAACTGAATTGTGGTAGGAGAAATGCTCCTTTGGGCATAACAACATCAAATTATCGGGGTTGTTGTTGTGAACATCATGATCGATATGGTGAACAGCAAACCCGGATAAATCTCCATGGATCGCACCGGCAACCAGTCGATGCGTCGCTACCCAAGAGCCGAGGGACTTTTTCCCCTTTCTAAGGTTAGGACAATAGACCTGCTCACGTCCATAGACGTCCCTAGTGTGGAATGGCATGACAGTATCCATACCAGGGGATAAAAGTTCTGCCGCCTTATAGGTCCCATCTCTTAGCATGATGAGGTGGTCTGGTGTACAAGTGAAACTCTCCCCCGAATCTAGACCAACGGTCACAGTCTCCGCTACCTCACGGACCTTATGAATGTTTTCCGCCTTCGCAGGAACAACACGACCGGTAGGATCCATCGAATACACCCAAGGGGTGGTTCCAACAAGGTTCGCTATGGGAACGTGGTCTCCATTTAAGAGGGGGATCTTTGTATCCCCGGTAAAGCACCACATTGCCAGGGCCGCGTCCAGGCCGGCTCGGGCGAGACTGCTATTCAGTCGATACTCGGCCGCGATGTCGTTCGGGAGGTTAAATCTCTCGATTGTGCCGGCTAGGCAGAAGTCTCCCGGCCGCAGGTCGTAGTAGCCATTTACAGCTAGGTCGATCTCCCTCATGGCGGGGACCTCCTTTCCGGCCAGGTCCACAACACTCGACAGCCCGTTCGGGGAGGCCTCGACAAGGATACGAGTTCCCAGTCGGATGTCGATGCTGGCGGCATTGATATGTTCAGGTTTGGCAGCCTCGATCACTCCAGTCGATGCCAAGACAACAAGCCCCGGGTAAGTGATCAAGCTCACAGCGTCTGCCCTCCAAAAAGCCTATCGATATCTTCCAGGTTATCCACAACCAGCACCGGCACCCCCAACCCGCGAAGCTCGGCAATCGCCGCCTCCTGGGCTCGGGTGGTCTTCCTCCCCGGTGCCTTGCATTCCACTGCCGTGATCCTCCCACCAGGTAGGATCACAAGCCGGTCCGGGACTCCAGCACGACCAGGGGATGTCCACTTATAGGCTCTCCCACCCGAGCCCCGGACGACGTCTACCAGGTGTCTCTCGATCTGTTTTTCAAGCACGTTTTTATTACCCCGCAAATACTAGGTGTAAAAGGTGAACCAAAAAGGCCTCTATAAGTTATATCTGAATATATATTACCCTCCTGTTTGTATGCTAATTAAAATTTTTTTTCCTATAGGGTTAATAGAAATTTGGTTCACCTTCTACACCTACACTTTACAAGGTAGAATTTTGTGTCGTAAACCCACAAAACGGCCCTTTTCTGGTCGATTTTGAGGGTCTCCACCCACAAAATCTCAATTTTTTTCCGAGATTGACCAACATTTGTACAGAAACCCAACCAAAACTAGGTGTATGAAACCTACACCGTTCCTACACCTACTTTTTGTAGGTGTAGTGTTTTTCGGCTGTTTTTCGATCTGATAGCATAACCACATAAAAACTAGGTGTAAAAGGTGAAGGTTTTGATCATTAAAAGTTGCTCCTGATAGCATAACCATATAAAAACTAGGTGTAGAAGGTGAAGGATTTTCACAGTCGCTTTTAGTGTTTGACAGCATAAACTTACAAATATTGTGGTGTAATCGACCCCTAAAAGGCTCTTTTTTCTTACCCCACAAAATGTAGGTGTAGGTTTGCATTTCGTTTCTACACCTAGTTTTCGTGGGGTTTATGCCTTTTTTCACTAAAAAAGGGCCTTTTTCGGCCCTTTAGATGCCTCATCAGAAGGGGACAATTTCCAGTCCGCTCACCCAGAATCCATCCTTTTTCCGGGTCCTCGGATACCCCAAACGACCCAATCTTTCGTGCAGACTGCGCAGACTGAGTTTCTGATGGATGCCCTGCTCATAGGCCCAATCGATGTATGCCTGGTAGATGTCGGTGCTTTTTGTGTCTTTTGTGGACCCCCCGCAGCACTCATGGATGAACTGCGCGGCCTGGTCTGCCTCCATCCGCCAGGCCTTTCTGGCCTCCAGACACTCCTGCGGTTCTGTGAATTTTCCTGTGGATAAAGCCTGCGCATAGGCCTCGAGGGATCGTCTCAGGATGCCGGGCAGTTCCCGGAACAGGGCCAGCTTGAGGTTGGGGTCGGCGTCTTTCCCCGCGATGAATCGCCTGTTGAACTTGAACACCAAGGCTCTCCTGAAGAGGGCATCGGAGAAATCCCGGGTATGGGGGAGGTGGTTGGTTCCGAACCAACAGGTGCTGTAGGGCTTCAGGTTGAAAGGGTTCCTGAACTTGTGCTCGACTGTGGACGTCTCCCCACTGGTGATTGCCTTCAGTTCCGCGTCGGCGATCACCTCGCCTTGCCGGACCTCAGTCACGATATTGGCCAATTTGAGGTGTAGGTGCGCCCTCTGGAACGAACGATCAAACTGGGAGGGTTGAACCCCGGCGACATTGTCACTCCCCAAAAGTCTCTCGAGTACCGACAGCAGCACCGACTTGCCGTTGCTCCCCTCCCCCACCAGGATGATGAACTTCTCATGCCGGGCATGGGCCATGAGGGTATAGCCCATCATCTCTAACAAAGCCTGGGCCTTTTCCCCGGCGGCCTCACCATCTGGCGCAAAGATCTCCTGCAAGAACCGATCAAAACGCGGGCACCCCGCTTTCGCATTCCAGACGGTAGGCACCTGCACCGTTCGATAATCCTCGCGCCGGTGCGGGCGCAGCACCCACTGATGCTGATCGTCCAGGACCAGGACCCCGCCCGGGGTACTGACGGCATCGTCCGCCCCCTGGTCCCACTCATGCCCCTCCCGGTGGACGGCAGACTTGAGGAGGTCCGTGACCCCGTCCACAAGGCCCTTGGAGACGCCCTCGACGCGGCCCGCGGCCTTGGCGTCCTCGAGGTGGTTCTGCACCAGTTGCCTCTCCTCACGGCTGGATAACAGTCTCCAGATCCCCGCATTCTCCCGGTATACCCAGATCCCGGACTCCTGCCCGATGAGATTGTCGTACCCCACCGACTGGTGGATGCCTTTGGCCAGATCCAGTTGATCAACCTCATCCCCCTCGTCCGACCGTCTTTTCCGGCCCGCCTTTCTCAGGGTGTTGATCGAGATGCCGGTGCGGTCTTTCATTCCCTGCAACAGCCTCTCCTGATCGATGGGACCCAACCGGGTGACCTCTTTCACTAAGGCCTCGATTGCCCCCGGACGGGTGTCCGAGTTCAGCCCCTCCACCTGCTCCCGCAACCGCTCCACCAGGCTGGGCACCTTCCACCCACCCCAGCCGGCTGAGTGCGCCATTCCGAACAGGGTGCGGACCGTGGTCCCGTTGATCTGGCGGGGCTCAAACCCCGCCCACTTCCGGGCGCACAACCCCTGGACATACTTTGTATCGCTTCCAGACGACCAGTCATCCCATAGGTCAAGGGCCTCCTCGTCCCCGTCCGACTCCTGGTGGAGAGCCATACCCACCGCCAACCACTTTTCGTAGCTCATGTCGGGGTCAAGGACCCCCAGGGCGCTCTCGATCTCCGGCCGGTTCTTCGGCCACCCCCGGACATTTCCATCCCAGCCCCCGTTCTCCCCAACACTCCCACTCGTCCCCGTCGGCGCCGGCTTGGGTAGGGCCTTTATGAGATCCTCCCACTCCACCAAATCGGCTCCAGACTCATGCACCAGCCTGACCATCTGCGGGTTCTCCCGATCCTTGACGTGCCAGAACCCCGGCAACCGCAGCACCCTGGCCCGGTCCTTCGCCGCAGGATCACTCCCATAGTGGTCTACCAGTACCTGCTGCGCCGCTTCGAACTCCTCGAGTGGGGCCCCCCGGACCAGGATATACCGGTGCCGCTTGCCCCTGGAGGTCCGCACCACCAGATGCGGTTCGACCGGCAGTTCCGGCTCATCCCCCCGGTCTGCCTCCTGCCACAGGGCACGGATGGCGGTGATGTTCTCCTTTTTCCGCCCCCGACCGTCGGTCTGGTTGACCGTGACGAACACCCCAGCCCCGCGGTTGTTGAGCCGCTCCAACTGGGCAGCAACATCATCGAGCGAGCCAATGATGACTCGGGCCAGGGGGTCTGGGTTGGGGGTCGGCTTGGAGTCTGTGAAGGTCTGAAAAGTCCACTCCGTCTCGAACGGATCGAGTGTTGTGAGGAACCGTTCGGCCTCGAACAGATTGGGTGGGAGTGCTGTGGGTGGTGGCGGCCTATTGTCCGTAGCTGTTCGAGAATGTTCTACTGCGTTCGACTCTGTTATACTGGTCATGTCGATCGATACCCTCCTGATCAGTCGATGTTGTTGCCTCGGTTTGAAAGCCCCGTTCGCCCGGGGCTTTCGCTTGTCTGTCCGGCTGGGGCTGGTGGGGTCTAGTGCCCGCGTTTCTCGTACCGAGCCGCGCAGGGGAAGCACCGCCCCCAGTCTTTCCGGTGGTCCTCGAGTGTCTCCCCGCAGTCCACGCAGTGCGTGAGTACTGGGGCTTTCTTAGCCCTCTGTTCGCGCAAGGATGCGGCGAACCGTTCGGCCTCGCGCAACTCGAGTGCGGTCATCAAATCGATATCGTCACTCATATCACTCTCCGTCTTGTCACTTCATCATCCACATATTAAGGATCACGCCGATCCCTATACAAGCGGCGACAACGGCCGCCACCGTCGCAAAGTCAGCCATGAACTGCGCCCAATCGGTCATCTCGCCCCCTCCCGGCGTCCCGGCCGCGGCCAGGCCAATGCCGCAGAGATCACCCCCTCCTGGAGAACGGCAGACTGCCGGACCTTGATGGGACCCTCCCGCTCAATGAAGGGTTTCTCCTTTGGGCGAATTGGGCGAATCTCCTTAGCCGTGACCCTAGCCGCAACCTTAGCCGCGGCGATAGCCGCGAGTCTAGCCGCTTCCCTTGTCTCACCCCTCTCCTTGGCTCTCGCCTTGGCCTGGGCCATTAGTTCCTGATAGCGGGCTACCCGGGCTCGGTTGGCGCAGGAGACGCATAGCTCGGGTTCCCCACCGAGATTGGCCCGGTGCTTGGCGCGGAGGGTGATCAGATACTTGCGGGTCATCTCGATCTCTTTCCCGCAGCAGTCCCAGACTACCTTCCAGTGCCCCTCCTTTTCCCCACGACCGATCACCTTAACCGGGCCGAACCGCTCCATGTATCCGCAGGTTCCCCGTTTCTTCGAGTTCGCTTCGTTCTGTGCGCACTTGATGCACTTGTCTTTCGGATGATTGCCGTACTCAGCCAGGGTGGACTCCATCCGGGTCCCTTCGGTCCCACAGCAGTTGGCCCTCACCGCATACTGTCGGTGATCCCTGGACGGTGCGTCTCGTACCAGTCCCAGCACTGTGTAGCAGGAGACCCCATCGCCAGGCCTATATCTCGCCACTGAAATACCCTCCAGAAAACTCAAGAATAAAAAAACCCCTCGGGTGGACCGAGGGGCAATGGCTGCGTGACAACCAACGGAGAGAGGAGTGGAGCATCGAACGAAACCGGAACCGGGTTGGTTATTCCAGGGATACCTGGACGACCGTGCCAGGCCTGGACAGATGGGCGAGTGCCGATGCCCGAAGCGTCGCCCAGTCGAAGTCCGGCCTCAATATCTCGCATGATACGCCCCCCGACGTGACCTTTTCAATCTGAATACATCTCTTGATGGGGACCCGGCGCACCCCGGATAGCCACTGGGAGACCGTGGGCGAGCTAACCCCCAGGGCCTCCGCCAGCCGACCGGTGCCACCCATCTCCCAGATGGCCCGCTGTAGCGGCATGAAGTAGGGTGGACGGGGTCGAGTGTTCATGCCCTAAGGTTAGCATTGCCTAATCCCAGGGTCAACCCCGTCTGGAAGGTGGGGTGAAAACGGTGTCAATGTGGGGTGAAAACGGTGTCAATGTTGGGTGAAAACGGGGTCAATGTGGGTAAAAATTACCCCCTCTTACCCCCTTTCCTGCTCACATTACCCCGATTACCTCCCCGGAGGGTTCGCCCGAAATTTTTCTCTCGAATCTTCCAAGATCCAGGTTGACGACCGGATTAGGCTTTGCTAACCTTCTCTCTGTCGGGCCGAATGACCGGGCCCCGCTATCAGGAAAACCCAATGACAGCCTCAAACGCCTTCCTCGTCGTCCTCGCCCTCCTCGGCGGCCTTTCCCTCGCTTTCGTCATCCTCGGGTTCATCTCCGACCTCCTGTGGCCTGCGATTGAGCGTATGCTCACCCAAGATTTTGAACCCTACCGCAGGCCGCAGGCTACCTACCGGCGCCTCCGGTAGCCCCATTTCACGCAACCCAACCTAACCCAACCCCACGGAGAACAAGATGATCGAGTCTGACCTTGCCCGCATCGCGGATGCCCTGGATCGCATCTCTGCGATCCTTTACACCATATCCTCTGGGCAGCCAACTCCAGAGGAATCCCCGGCTGTTCCCGAGCAGGCCCCTAAAAAGGCCCGCGCCACTCGGGCGAAATCCAATGCGGATCCCATCCCGGAGCCGGAGCCGGAGCCGTCTGCTCCTCCTAGCGCGGACGAACTCCGTGCCCGGATGCGGGCCATCGCGGCCGCGGCCCCTGGAAACCGGGACAAGATCATCGCCGCTATGGGGTCCTTCGGGGTCACCAACTTCGCGAAGCTTGGCACCGAGAAGTACCCGGCCATGGCCCTACTTCTGGATATTATTGAGGAGGCTTCCAATCCATGACCACCGCCCATCACCCGCTTGGCGCCTCGAGCGCCAGCCGTTGGATGGTCTGCCCGGGGTCCGTCCGCCTGTCGGAGGGGATCCCCGACCAGCAGAGTGCCTATGCCCAGGAAGGCACGGCGGCCCACCACCTGGCGGAGGTCTGCCTCCAGAATGGACTGGACGCACTGCAGATCCCGGATGGATTCGAGGTTCGGTTTGGCGCGGAATGGCCGGAGGAGATGCGCGAGCATGTCCAGGGTTTCCTGGACTATGTCCGGGCCCTGACTCCGGCGTGTGTTGCTGATCCCCTTTTTTACGAGGCCAAGGTGGATCTCGGTCCGTGGATTCCGGGCTGTTTCGGCACGGTGGACTTTGCGGTTCTGGACACGGATCAGAAAATTCTCCATGTCGTGGACCTGAAGTACGGGCAGGGGCGAAGGGTTTCCGCCGTTCGGAACCCCCAACTGATGATGTATTCCTTGGGGATACTCGCGGAGTTGGAGCATCTGTTCGAAATCGAGGATGTGAAGATGCATATCTTCCAGCCTCGGGTCGGACCGCCCGACGTGTACCAAGGCTCCGTCGCGGACCTATACGAGTGGGCGGACAAGGAACTCGTCCCGGCCGCCAGGGCAACCGAGGCCGAAGACGCACCCTTGGTCCCGGGCGAGAGCCAGTGCTTTTTCTGCCGGGCCCGCAACCAGTGCCCCGCCCGTGCCGCAGCCAACCAGGCCTTAGCCCGACTCGACTTTGATGAGCAACTAGCGGCACCCGAACTGATGACCCTCGAGGAGATCGCGGAACTCCTCCCGCGCCTGGATGAACTCAAGCGTTGGGCCACCGACCTTCAGGACTTCGCCCTCAAGCAAGCCGAGGCCGGAGAGCGGATCCCCGGCTACAAACTGGTAGAGGGGCGCAGCAACCGGGTCTGGGCCTTCGAGGAGGCGGATACTCGCAAGCATTTGCATGCTCTGGGCCTCACCGTGGCCCAGATCACGACGAGCAAGCTGGTGGGGATCCCGGTCATCGAGAAACTCCTGGGGGGCCCCAAGAAAGCCCAGCCGCATATCGAGGCTTTGATCATGGAACCCCCGGGCAAACCGACCCTAGTGCCCGAGACCGACCCAAGAGAAGCACTGTCCTCGGCAAACAGTGCCCGCAACGATTTTGCCGAATAATTCGAACGTCAACCCCTAAACAGGAACACCACAATGGCTACTGATTCTACCGCCACCACCAACCCTACCCTCAAGGTCGTCACCGGAGTCGTCCGGGGGTCCTACATCAATGTCTTTAAGCCCCGCCTGAACGAACTCAGCGGCAAGGAGGAGTACTCGATGACCATCCTCATTCCCAAGGAGGACACCGAGACTCTCGGCAAGATCCGCAAGGCCATGAACTCCGTGATCCGGGTTAAATGGCCAAACAAGGTCCCTTCGGGCACCCAGAACCCGATCCACGACGGTGACGGGGAAAAGCCCAACGGGGGTGAGTATGGCGAGGAGTGCGCCGGTCACTGGGTGATGAACGTCAAAAGCAACCGTCGCCCGGGCATCATCGATGTCGACATGGATGACGTCTTAGACCCGGATGAGTTCGTAAGTGGCGATTATTGTCGAGTTAGCCTCAATGCCTATGCGTACGACAATAAGCGTCGTGGGGTCGCGTTCGGTCTCAACAACATCCAGGTTGTCCGGCGGGGAGACCCCCTGGGCGGCAATCGCGCCAGTGCCCAGGAGGATTTCGGGGGATCCCCCACCTCGGGAGTCCGCAATAAGTCCGAGGGCGACCCGTGGGACGACGACATCCCCCTCTAACCAACCTCGTCCCCGCACACTAGGCCCCACGGATGGGGCCAATCTTTTGGATTGTCACATGGTTCTCTACCTCGACATTGAGACCTTTTCTCCCGCCGACCTGCCCAAGGTGGGGGCCTGGAAGTACGCACAACATCCGAAGACCCGCATCCTCATGATTGCCTACGCCTTCGATGAGGAGGAAGTGCGCGTCTGGGAGTGCCATGCGGGCCCCCTTCCCCAGAATCTTGAGGCCGCCCTGCGCGACCCGTCTGTCTTGAAGATCGCCCACAACGCAAGCTTTGAACTGGCTCTCCTGTCCACCGTGGGCCTGATCGAGTTCCGCCCTGAAGAGTGGCGTTGCACGTCCGTCCATGCCCTGGGCCTCGGACTCCCTGGAGGACTGGCAGCCGTGGCGGCCGAACTGGGCCTGGACGAGCAAAAGTCGGACACCAACAAGACCCTGATCCGCCGGTTCTCCATGCCTCCCCGCACTCCGGGGGCCCCCCAACCGGGACCATCCGACCCCAAGTGGCAGGAGTTTGTAGACTACTGCGCCCAGGACGTCCGCACCGAACGGGCCATTTACCACAACCTGATGGCTAGGCGCCCCCTACCGGATCGGGAGTGGTTCCTGTGGCGCATCGATCAACGCATCAACCAGAGGGGCCTGCCGGTCGATCTGGACCTCGTCCGTGGCGCCCTGAAGGTAGATGAGATCAACCGCGACCGATCCACGGCTGCCGTGCGCGAAATGACCGGAGTGGAGAATCCCGGGTCCCGCGATCAACTGCTGCGGTGGATGTCGTCGCAGGAGGTTGTTCCCGAGAACCTGACGGCAGACACGGTCAAGAGACTCCTCGCTGACCCTCAGACGCCCGAGCCGGTGCTGGGTGTTCTCGAGCATCGCCAGCAGTTGGCGGCCTCGAGTACGGCCAAATACAGTGCCCTGCTAAGGGCCACCGGAGACGACGGGCGCCTGCGTGGAACCCTCAAATTCAACGGCGCCCACACCGGTCGTTGGTCTGGGCAGATCTTCCAACCCCAGAATCTCCCCCGTGGGGTCCTGACCGACCTGGACATCGCAACCGCCCGAGCCCTGGTCAAGGAGGGAGACACCGAGTTGCTGTTCTCCCTCTACGACAACCCCTCCCAGGTCCTGGCCTCCCTGGTACGGTCCGCGATTGTAGCCCCCAAGGGCATGCAACTGGTCGTCGCCGACCTCTCCTCGATCGAGTCGGTGATCCTGGCCTGGTGCGCCAACTCCAAGTATCTCCTCGACCTGTTCCGGTCAGGGAGGGACTCATACATCGACTTCGCGACGCGGCTCTTTGATATCCCCTACGAGTCTGTCAGCAAGAAACAACGGACCCTCTGCAAGCCGGCTACCCTCGGTGGCGGATTTGGTCTCGGGGGTCCCGGCCTCAAACGCTACGCGGAAAGTTTTGGACTGGTTCTCACCGACGAGCAGGCCGCCCGCCACGTCCAGGTCTTTCGCGAGTCTTACCCCGACATACCGGCTCTCTGGAGAGACCTCAACACGGCAACCTTTCGCGCCATGTCCCACCCAGGTACGAAGGCGAAGGCGGGGCGGTGCGTCTTCCACTATGATGGGAGTTACCTGTGGTGCGAACTGCCGACAGGCCGCTTTCTTGCGTACCGGTCGCCCCGTCTGGATAGGGTCGAAACCCCCTACGAATCGCGGAAGGTACTCTCCTACTTGGCCCGGGAGGGTAAGAATGTGAGGATCCCTACGTTCCATGGGCGCATCACTGAAAACATTGTGCAGGCCATTGCGCGGGACGTCCTCGCGATGGGCATGGCTCGGGCTGAGAGGGACTCGGGACTCGAGGTAATTGGGTCCGTGCATGACGAACTGATCTGCCTGGCGCGGGAGGAAGACGGGGGGGCACTCAAGTGGCTCATCAACTGCATGACCACTCCCCCCGCCTGGGGGAAGGATATCCCATTGAAGGCCGCCGGCTGGACCGGCCCCGTGTACCGGAAGGATTGACGTGTCCAGACTTCACCCCTACCAGGAACTCGCTTTGTCCCATGTTCTGGATAAGCCGCGGTGCGCCCTGTGGATGGAGATGGGGCTTGGTAAGACCCTTCCCACCCTCTGCGCCATCGAGGCCCTTCTTGACAGTTGCGAGTCTCGAAAGGCCCTGGTGGTCGCCCCCCTGCGGGTGGCCTCCTCTGCCTGGCCCGCAGAGATACGCAAGTGGGGCCTGCGATTGCGTGTCCGGTCGATCATGGGTTCCCAATCGGCGAGACTCTCTGCGGCGGGGTCGGAGGATGCGGACCTCTACCTGATCAACTACGAAAACCTGACCTGGCTAGTGGACCGCTATCAGGACGCCTGGAAGTGGGACATGGTGATCCTGGACGAGTCCAGCAAGATGAAGAGCCGGGAAGCAAAACGATGGAAATCCCTGACCAAGGTGTATGACCAGATCGAACGTCTTGTGGAACTGACGGGGACCCCCTCTGCCAACGGTCTCCTCAATCTGTGGGCTCAGATCTACCTTCTGGACCGGGGCAAACGTCTCGGGCGCAGCATCACCCGGTTCCGCGAGAGGTGGTTCGACTCGGACTTTTGGGGCTACACGTTCACACCCAAGCCCGGTGCAGAGGCTGAGATCCGGGCCGCAGTGTCCGACCTTGTCCTCACCCTTCGCATGGAGGACTACCTGAGCCTCCCCGACCTGGTTCCGGTCAACGTCCCGATCACCCTCCCCAACCCCGCCAGGCGGGTCTACGACCGGCTTGAGAAGGAGATGTTCGCCGATCTACAGAAGGGGGAGGTGACAGCCGTATCGGCGGCGGTCCTGACCAACAAGTGTCGGCAGGCCGCCTCTGGCGCCCTGTACCTGGACGGTTGTGCGGGCGAATGGGAATCCCTACACGACGCTAAGATCCAAGCCCTGGCAGATATAGTGGATGAGGCCCAGGGAGAACCTCTGCTGGTCGCCTACAACTACCGGTCGGAGCTGGAACGACTCCAGAAAGCCTTCCCCCGTGCGCGGCTGCTGGATAAGAAACCCAGCACGGTGGATGACTGGAATGCTAGAAAGATCGAGATGCTCTTGGCCCATCCCCAGTCTGCCGGGCACGGGCTCAACCTCCAGGCCGGAGGACGACTGATCGTCTGGTTCACCTTGGACTGGTCGCTGGAGCTGTACCAGCAGTTCAACGCCAGACTCCACCGGCAGGGGCAGACCAAGCCGGTCTTCGTCTACCACCTCCTGGCCACCGATACGGTGGACGAGTTGGTACTTGAAAGGCTGCACAGCAAGCGATCCGTGCAGGACGTCCTCCTGGACGGACTCAAGATCAAGAATCCTGAAAAGGGGGCTTGACGGGGTAGTGCCTTAGCACTACTATTCTTTCTACCGACCGACAAGACCGAGGCAAACATGGCTACGATCAAAACCCCCTACCTGGGCTGGAGGGTTGGCCCAGACCACATAACCCAAGTTGAGGGGACCAAGCATGACGCGGACAAGCCGCGTTGGGACCTGCTCCCGATCCGCACGACCGAGGAGGTGGTGCAGGTCCTGACCTTCGGGGCCCAGAAGTATGGGGACGATAACTGGCGCCGGGTCCCCGGTGCCCGGAGACGCTACTATGCGGCTGCCATGCGTCACCTGTCGGCGTATTGGCAAGGGCTTGAGGAGGATCCAGACACAGGGCTTGGCCACCTGGCCCATGCGATCTGCTGCCTGATGTTCCTCGAGGAGATGCGTCTTGATGAGCATCTCGAGCAATGTGATCAGGGGGGATAGGCCGTTATGTTCCCCAAATACTTAATCGTCGCCCTTGCCGTCATGTGGGTCATGGCCTTGGTGGTCTTGGGGAACATGACCTATGAGGTCTTTATTTCGGTATATCCGTACTAAAGGAGAGAAACCAAATGAGTAACCCCAACCCTCTGAACGACGAAGACCTTCGGGTTCAGAGAGAGAGAGAGAGAGAGAGAGAGAGAGAGAGAGAGAGAGAGAGAGAGAGAGAGAGAGAGAGAG